GCATGACGTGAGGTTGCATCCTAATCTTGACGAGTTTGGTAATGTTGCTACAGTTGGCACCCAGTTCATCGCAAATCACCCCACAATCATCAGGAATCAGGCCATGCCAAGACCAAGGCGGCGTAATGCACCGGAAGCCAACTACTTCCTTCTCAAATCACATCTTCCAGCACCCTCAATTGCCGATGAGATACCTATTCCCCAGAGAATCGCAGGGAATCAGCAGAAGAAAGCACTCTGGGATTTGATCATCCATGATATGGACAAACGCGGTTGTCTGTCTCCATCATATGCTCCCATCATCAGTGAGATGGTTGAGGTGATGGACATGATGCACAAGTGTCGGGAGTCACTCGACAAGCAAGGAATGACAATCGACATCATTGACGGTGAAGGGAACTACCTCGGGACTAAGCCGAATCCCTTTGTGCAGATCCTTGTCACCCAGCAGCGGACATTCCTCAAGATTTGTGAGAAGCTGGGAATGACTCCGCGGGATATCACATTCCTGACTGCACCTGAACCAGCAGATACTTCTTCCCCAGAACCAATCGACGTGGAGTTTTCCAGGGTTGTCTACTTCCGCAATGCAAGAAAGAACCTGACATGAACCTCAAAGAACATGAAGCCGTTGAACGTGCTCGTAAACTTCTGGCGGAAAGCATTCGATTCCGCACAACAATCACGGAGACCATCAAACAGGAGGTCTGCCGATCATTGTCAGGAGGAGCAAACCTGAACTACGTTCATGTCAGGGACAAAGAGTACAAGCTGCCGTATCGAATGCACACGCTGAGAACCTCAAACCTGAACAAGTTGCTATCCTCAGACGACTGGTAACAAATGAAGAACCCCGGATGATGAGTCCGGGGTTCTTTCGTTTAGTGCTTCTGGGGAAGAGAATCAACGAACCTTCGAGACTCTTCGTATTCCACAGCCAATTGTGCCTGCAGTTCCTGATCAGCCCACAAGCGTACTGTCTGCGGTATTTGAGCCACAAACACAGAAGTGACGATGACAGCCAGTACCAGTCTCACCGCTTTCCTCCATCGTATGGTACGGCATGTCCGGCTTCGATCATCCGCACGTTGACGTTACCTTTGACGGTAATCACCGTACACAGCCGTCTACCGTACTTGTCTTTTCCGTGAGTGCGAATGGACAAACCCTGCTCCTTCATAGCAGCAGTCAGGAAAGCCGTTGCAGCATCGGCAGCAACCTTGTCCGTACTATGGGTCTCCGGAGCGTTGATACCCATCAGCCGGAACGTGTCCCGCCAAAAGGTGTTGTTTCCCATGTCGATGTTCAGTTCAAGTGTGTCACCATCGATGACACGGATAACTTCAACATGGAAGTACACAAATGTCATATTCTTCTTCACGTCTTTTCCTCCAATGGACCAAGATATTCAACAAGATCGTGCGGTAATTTAATGCCGAACGTTGACCACGAACCGTCATCCGTCCAATTTGTTGACGCTCCTGAACTGCGGTTTCCGACCCACGGACACAAAATTCGTTGATCGTCTCGCCTATACACTTCTGCAACACCACCTCCGCGTTCTTGCCAGCGTCCGGGCTTCATTTCAACACTCACGCTTTCACCCTGACCTTTCGTGGACGACCAGCAGGTTTAGTAGCCAACGCTGGATTGTTGAAGTATCGGCAGCAGATTTCCACAATGGCTGCTGAACGTGTAAGCCCGGTCTCCTTACCGAACTCCTCAAGTACCTTCCAGAACTCCTGTGAGGCACTGACCCCGTAAACCCTAGAGGGGAATTGGTTCCGGGTGGTCTTCTGGCCAGTCTTCTTCCCAGGGTTGCTGTCTGTACTCGATTTCGCTGGTAATCCCATATTCCTGCTCCAGAATGATTTGAGCGTAGTGAATGATCTTCTGAACGTCTTCAGCCCCATTCTTCCGTTTGTACCTGAACAGGTACTTCAGAATGCTGAACTGAGCAGGACTCAGGTTCAACTTGTATGCCAGTTGGATAGGCTGAAAACCATCCGGCATATCCTTGTAGTGAGACCCACCAACCTGTTGCTGACTGACTTTTTTGGACATGTCATTTCCCTAAACGAAGCAACTCAACTTTAGCGACAAACTCCTGCCGCTCCCTCTTGTTCTCAATCCGATGACCTTCCCAGTCCTTCAGAGCAATGCACTGAATCTCAGTCCTGCTGAGTTTGATTGCTTCCAATCTGTAGTTCAGCCATGCAGACCAGCTCATCGGGAAGTACTCAGCGAACATATCCGCGATGACTGACGCATATTCCCGAATCTCCTTCTGAGCATTGGGTTTGACCCTCAATGCCAGAAAGTGCATCAGATTGTGTACATCGATCTTCCAGACAGCCTCAGTGTACGTAGCCACTGGCAGAATGACCCTGGCCTGCTCCCGAGAGACTCCAGCAACGATTGCAGATTGATAAGCCGCTTTTGCGATATTGGCAGCATGGTTCATCTGTGCCGTACATACCGCACTGCTGGCAGCATCCAGTGCTCCACCACTACCTTGTTTGTTGTTTTCATCCTGCAGACGCCATTCATCAGTCTGTGGAATTTCAACATCATCAATAGCCTCTGAGTACCGCATACTGTACTCATTGACATTGGCTGTACGGTGCCTGATCCACTGTCTCCACACAACTATCGGACAGCGAATATGAAACTTCATCTCCCCCATCTCGAACGGGCTGGTGTGATTGTGCCTCATAAGGTAATTGATCAACCCCTGATCCTCGCTGACAGTCTTTGTTCCTTTGCCGTAGCTGGTCCGTGCTGCCTGCACAATCGTATGATCCGACCCCATCACTTCCTGTAAGATCACATGTCCATGCTGCAGAACATTCACCTTTTTCAAATAGCTCATCTTCATCTTCCTCCAAAGTGTAAAAACCAAACGCCAAGGTAATTGTATCACATATCGGCATTCTTTCAAGGATTGTTTCAACATTTTCTGAACGCATTACAGGCCCGTAGACGCTCTGCGCTCTGAGGACGTAGGTTTGGTCGTCCTGACGATTTGACGCAGCCAGACGGGCACCAGCGAACGCACAGAGGGTGTCCTGTGGAATTTGACTTGCCAAGACTGGGAATGATGGTTACAATGGGTCTCGGGCGTACCACCATCCGACCAAGGGCGGTTAAAGCGTAGCTCAGATGAATATCCCGTGACTAACAATCACTCATCACTCGCGAGAGGCAGGCCCAGTGACCTGATCAGCAGCGAGTCAAATAAAATGCTGGTGGCAACCTGGCAAGGGTCAAACCTTTGCAAGTCCACCCTATGACACAAATGAGGCGAGAACAAAGAAGCCTCTCAATTTTTGTGTCATGGGGATGAGAGGGGCTTTGGCAAGGGTCAAAGTTTGTCAGTTGCAGACAGACTCCAATATTCTCATCAGGTTACTGATTGTGCTGAACACATCAGAGTTCTGAAACCTGATTACTGCCACTCCCATACGGTTGAGTCTTTTGGTTCTAAGCCGATCATTGCGGCGAACATCTGCCCGCCGATGGACCTTCCCGTCGATTTCGACTGCAAGCTGCAGAGTCTCACAGTAGAAGTCCGGGATGTACCCGTGTACAACGACTTGCGGTTTGAACTTGTGCGTCCAGTTCCGCTGCTCCTTTTTGAGCCGAAGCCAAAAGCACTGCTCCGCTTTGGTCATGTTGTTCCGTAGGAGTAACGCATACTCCTCTGTACTCACAGTCCTTACCCGGTTACGCGGCGTCTTCCTTCTTGCTTTCTTCATTTTCTTCCCCAGAATATACTGAAGGGCAGAGGGTTAAACCTTGACACAGTTAATTGGGTTTGTTAGAGTCAGACCTATGAACATGCCACTGCAAGTTACTGATGGTTCATCAATGCCAGTTTGCCGTTCAGCATCTGGTAAACCGATGCTGCACTTCATAACTGATGTTGAAGTTGTACTCGAACTTCCGGACGGATTGAAGAGGACATTGTTTCAACCTGCTGGGAGTTGTTGGGACGGGGCCACAATACCGTGTCTGTTTTGGTGGATCATTGGACACCCGTTATCTCCTAAGTTTCGATGGGCCAGCTTTTGGCATGATCGTTCCTGTGAAACAGCAAAGACATACGAAGAACGAAGACTTGCAGATGCTATCTTCCTGTACTTGCTATCTCAGGAAAGCGTGCCTAAGATAAAACGCATGGCAATGTGGCTCGGTGTCAGACTGTACGGACTGCTAATCTGGAAACCGAAAGTAAGTATCCCATGAAACAACTTGCACTGCTCATCGCACTGTTACTCCCGCTTGCCTCAAACGCTGAAAGCCGTCGACTGTACGTTGACATCCCGAGTGAGAACGGGACAACGACTACAGGTAAAGGCACTGCATTCTGCATTGGAGTGACCGACACTGGCAACAGCTTGTGGGCTACTGCCCGTCACAACTTCGACGATAGCACAAACGCCGTCGTTCTCAACAAAGAAGGGCACGCTTATCCGGTGCTTCGAGACTCGATTCGCAAACATCCTGATCCATACACAGATGTTGCCATTTTCGAGTCCACAATCCCCGTAAAAGGGCACTGGTTGCTGGCTGACAGCGAACCCGGTCAGCTCGCAATTGTGCCCGGTTACGGTCCTGAGTACCACGGTCGCACTGCTGTGGCCTTTGCTGGTCGCATACTGGACTCCAATTTCATGATGGGTGAAAACTCGTACCATGCAATCACAGGTGATTCAGGAGCACCACTTGTTGTTGACGGAGACTATGTGGTTGGTGTTCTGTCAGGACACGAAAGCCCTGAGTACAAAACGTCTCACCGTGCTGACTACCAACACCTCAATCTGAAGACTGTGTACGTCGAAGCCAAACATGTAAAGTACCTGCTGGATCAGCATTATCAATATCAGCAGCGGTGTACTCCGCAGGGCTGCTACATCTATGGAGCACCAACAGTTGTCCAACCTCGTATGGGAATAACCGTTCCGGTTGGTCCGCCCCGAGTAGTCGGGGTCACTCAACCTCAACCAATCTATTCTCCTCCCAGAAATGAGCAGCGGCCACAACCGCTGTACCCCCAGCCAAAGGAGCAGCCTGCCCCAACTGCTCCAGACAATACAGTCCTTCAGAAACTGGTATCTGAATGGATGGAAAAGAACGCAGACAAACTTCGTGGTCCTGCTGGTAAAGACGGTAGAGACGGAAAGGACGGAAGCAATGAAGTAGCACAAACACAGCTTCCCTTGCAGGTTATTCTTGCAAGGGACGGCAAGATCATTCAAGAGAAGATCATTCCGCCCGGTAAGCCTTTGATCCTTGATGTGAGTGCTTTTGAGGGAAAGTAGAATGCCCTCGCAATTTGACACAGCCGTTTACGGGGACGGCATCATTACATTCCCCGCCCCATGCTCAGAAAAGGACTGTACAATGTCTTCTGGCTCTGTTTCTGCTGATCAGGAATTCTTTCGGGCACGGCTGTACGCAGACCGTGACCGTCACAGCACCAACGCCACGACCTTCGAGAAGGTTCTGGAAATGCAGTACGCTCAGTCCATGCAGTTCCGTGACGCAAACGCAGCTCGGATCGTGATGGAAGCTGGCTCTGGCCGTACCCGTGCTGAAACCAACAACCCCGGCAACACTGCTGCTCCTGGCGGCAAGGACGCTTAGTACGGTTACTCTCACATTGTGAGACTGTGAGTTCCTCTCATGCACCGCACCGTTCTCGACACACTTTCCGAATACGATGCTGAAATGGTACGCTTAGACGCTGCCATTAACAACGCATTCACTTCCGGTCTGTGTGTAGGGAACGCGGTGCATTCCTTTTTCAATACAGGTTCACCCAATGAGTCTGGATCGTCTATTCAACACTGTGATGACGGAGCACGTGCAGGACAAGCTGGAAATGAACCGCAATCATCTGGACGCATACAGAAGGGCTGGTTTGGGGATGGGTCAGGCATCTGAAGGTGAGGACATGCGGATCACGTCAGCCGGTGACGTTCATTACTACCATCCACCTACACCCGCACCGCAACCAGCACCTCAAAAGTCTTCAGTCCTTCCGATGCTGCTTACGGCTGGCTTAACCGCTGCTGGACTTGCTCCAGTGGCTGGTGTCGCCGGATATCTTACCAACCAATTTCTCTCCCAGAAACAATCTGAGGGGCAAGGGGTTGCGATTCCTCCAAAGATCATTAACAATACCAATACCGAATTGCTGGATATTCGGATTTTGGATGAGGACGACCTGCAGCCCTGATGGACTGGACCGATGAATGAACCGCTTCGTGACAAAGACCCTGCGGTTGAAGTTGACACTCCGGCATTCAGCGGTTCATTATCGTTGTCCGGTTTGCAAATGCTGCTAAAATTTTTTTGGCGTGACAGACGGTATATCGTGATTACTATCTGTTACGCTTTGATTGTTGTGGCTACGTTCTTTGCAATCAGTTTGGTAATGGATTGAGTCATGGACCCGATGCTGAAGTTTTATGCTGCAGTCACAATCTCAATGCTGTGCCTGATAGTTGCTCAGTGGTCTTACCGATTCTTCGTTACTCACAGATGCAGACATGGTGTAGCACTATCCCAAGTGCTATTTATCTTTTCCCACGGAATCTTGCTGCTTTATGGTTGGCATAGCACCCAACAGATCAGTACCATTCTCGCAGCACATCCAATAGCAACCAAAGTCAATGCGGAGTACCTGACACATGCAGTCGACATCACAACCTCTTCAGGAACCCGTTTTACCTTCTACCGATCTGGTATCCCCGCCCGAACCGCCCAATCCGTGTCAGGAGCAACTCAATGCGTTGGAAGAAGCGATTGTCCAGTTCGAGAATGCCCAAAAGTTAATTCAAGAACGGGCAGATGCTCTGCTGGATTGTCGGATTCGTACAGCACAAATTTTGCTGAATTCGTCATCCCAAGTGGTAGCTCACTGTAATCGCGTCAAGGGTATTGTAACCAACTGTTCCGATACCGCGAAACATATAAGCTACACGCTTCGACGTACTTTCAATTTGCGGTAACAAAGTCGGATTGAGAGTTTAAGATAATGGGCATCACAGCATTTCCATTCGGATCAGTTATCGACGTGCCGACGGCTCGCATATTGGGCCGCGATGATGCTGGCACGGGATCGGCTGAGGCGTTAACGGCTACCGAGATATTCGCAATCCTCGGGACAGGGACGCCGTCAGCATCGACCTATCTTCGAGGCGATGGTACGTGGAGCACGGTGACGCCTGGTGTTGGCGGCTCAACTGGCAGCGTAGACAACGCAGTTCTGCGAGCTGATGGCACTGGTGGGGCAACGCTTCAGGCGTCTGGGGTCACAATAAGTGACTCATTTGTAATCCGAGTCGGAACAGGTATCACAAATCCTGGACGCATTCAGTTGCAGGATTCGGGCCAATACAGTACTAATCAAATGTTAGCGGTATTTCTCGGTGGATTTTTCAATGGCCAAGATATTGCAGCATTTGAGGTACTTGGTAACGGCAACGCTACAAGTGTTGGCGTAATAGCTGCAAATTCGTTTGTATCTGGAATTTACACATTGCAGGGCGGCTGGGGGCAATTGACCAGAGCAACGTCCATGCCAACAGGTCAAACTGGGAATCGGCTAGAAAACACAAACGGCTTTCAGATTACAGTAGGCGCAAACCACGGCGTTTCAATTACCTCAGGTGCTAATCCCACATTTCTGCACGTACACAACACGTTCGTTTCCTCAACATCATTCGAGCGGCTTAACATCGCGTGGGCAAGCAATGTCTGTTACATCGGCACCGAAAAGGGTTCCGCTGGCGGCACTGCACGAGACCTGACTCTTGGAACAGACGGCGTTGTCCGTGCCGTGTTCCCCGCCGCTACAACCTCAGGTGCGTTTTACCTTGGGCCTCGGGCTGATAGCACAGCGACCGGCGGAAACGCTCGCGGGGCAAATGCTGTTGACCTGTCAACATTAAGAGGATCGTCCTCAAGTGTCGCCAGTGGCACATCTGCGTTTCTTGGATCGCCACAAAACGGGACGGCCAGTGGCAGCAATAGCGCAGTCGTCTCCGGAGTAAATGGCACTGCAAGCGGCGCTCAGTCGTTTGTTGGTGCTGGATTGAATAACACCACGTCGGCAGCAGGGGCGTTTATTGGCGCTGGAGCCGGAAACGCGGCCAGTGGAACATATTCGGCAATTCCTGGCGGGGAGCAGAACACAGCATCTGCAAACTACACGCTTGCGTGTGGGCTGCAGGCGGTCGCAAACAGGCAGGCAATGCGAGCGCATTCCGGCGGACAATTTGCCGTAAATGGTGATTGTCAGTTAGGAGAAATCGTGCTCCGTGGCAGCACCACGACAAACGCCGCCGTCAGGCTGCGCCCTGATGGTTCATCTCAGCGTCTGACAATCGCCAGCGGGCAGGTGTGCCAGTTTCTGCTGATCGTCACAGGCGTGCGCAATGGTGGTGCCGACGTCGCATCCTACATGCGACAGGTAACAATTAAAAACATCGGTGGCACTACTTCACTGGTTGGCACCGTGAACACAATCGGCACAGATAATGCCGCAGGCACGTCTTTGAGCGTTACAGCAGACGACACAAACGATGATCTTGCAGTCGAGCCAACCGGCGTCTCCGGTCAAACATGGCGATGGCAATGCATTGTGTACGGTGGTGAATTAAGGCACGGAACCTAACAACAGGCAATCATGATGAGCACAGGAATCGGCTATCCCGTCCCAGAAGAAACCTTCGATGCACGTGAGCACGCACGGAATAAGGTGCTACGGGCGAATCAACTGCAGGAAACAATCCTGCAGCACTACCGTGCGACGTTTGAGGACTTTTGGGGTGTCCAAGATCCACCTGCTGGGTCACGTTACACCGTAGAGCAAATGCAGCAGATCATCAACGCAATTCCACAGACTGTCGCACTGGACATGCTGAATGATTCACGGGCATTCGGTCAGTTCATTGAGCAGGCTTACCCTGGTGTGCTGCCCGGCAAGTACCAGAGCACTGCTTTTGAGACGACCATTCACAATGGTAACACCATCGTGGTCGGTCCTCTGAAAGACGTGTGGAAAGCTTCAGTTCCTCCGGAGATCGCATCTCCAGTTTCTCAAACCGCTGAGACACCGTAATGGCAACACAGACCGTCGAATTCGGTGCCCCGGCAAATCAAACAGTAACCGCACGGCTATTCGCTCCGGCGTCAGACACCGTTGTTGCCACTGCAACTGCAACCGCACGGACAAACGCAACAGGCGTTTATACCGCTGCGTACACTGATCTTGCACCGGGACTGTATCGACTGATCGGCACCAATGCTGACGGCACGCTGCTTTGTCAATGGTGGGTACGGACGCTGTCGGCAACTGGCACATATCCGGCGACCGAAACTCCGGATGCGGATTCACTGACGCGGGACCGCATGGCAACGCTGGACGACGTTTTGGTTGCCGCAAACAATAACCAGCGAATGGTGCAGGTTAATGGAAATGGGCATGTTGCTGCATCAATACACAACGCAGAACCCGATTCCATTCCAGCCGGAGCATTGACAGATGCTGCTATTGTGGAAATCCAATCCGGCCTTGCCTTGCAGTCTACATTGCTTCTTGTTGCTGGGTACACAGACACTGAGATTGCGGCGATAAAAGTCGTTACAGACAAGTTGAACACAGGACTTGTCGCCGATGGTGCAGTATTCCAGTTTACAGCCAACATGCTTGAACTCGCCCCTGCTGGTGGCGGAGGTGGCGATGGAAGCGGTGACGCGACTGAAGCCAATCAACAACTGATTTTGGATCAGCTTGACGTGATTCAGGCAAAAACCGACCTGATTGGTACGTCTCAAGCTTTGCTTGCAGGTGCTGTGCTGACACCTGGCACCATCACTTCCTTCCCAGAAATACTAACGATTGGCGACTCCTACACAGTTGTCAATGGTCGAGCAATTCAGATACCAATTATCGACAGCAACGGAAACCCCATATCCGAAGCCGGTACATTGTTGTTCGCTGATGCTGATGTGTCGTTCACTATTAAACGTGCATCTGACACCGAATCATCTCGAATACTCACATGCAATGCGTCATTCGTTGACCCGCCCGGAACAGGTACTGGGGAAGGGCCGTATGCCCTCATTGAGATTCCTGCTGAAGAGACAGTCAAGGGTCTTATGAAATATCAGTACAGTGGCATCCTCAAATTCACATGGCCGGGTACAGCCGATGAAGTCATCTCTTTCGAGACGGGCACGATCACGTTCGACAACTAACTCAACCACACTTGAACTTGAAACAGATCCTGCTGAATCGTTTATCCGTGGCACTCGACAAGTCGAAGTCCCATCTCCGATTTACGAAAAGCAGGCACTAGCAGGCTTCGAGTGGGTAAAGGTCAACACCGTCGAATTCCTTCGTGGATTACCAGACTACGATCCATTCGTTACTGCCAAAGGCTATTACTTTGACACTGAAGAATGGAAGCGTGTCATCAACTTCATTGTAAATGAATGCACGTACCCTGAGGGTACGCACACTGGCCTTCCGTTCATTCCGGAACGTTGGCAGTCTTGCATCTACGCCAATCTGCTGTGCTGGAAGTCCGAAGAGACCGACAACCGCAGATACCGCGAATGCTTCATTTACGTCCCACGTAAGAACGGAAAGACCACGGCATTTGGTGCTGCTATCGGTCTGTACATGCACTACTGTGACCCAGAGCAACGCTCACAGAACTTCTGCTGTGCTGCTGATGCTGACCAGGCAAGCGTCGTGTTCCGTCACATGCAATACATGATCGAGAACAACCCGCGTCTTCTTGGTCAACTTCGTGAACAGCGAGTATTCCGTGCCACCAAACACTTCGAGCACGTTGACGGTGCAACCTTCAAGGTTCTGTCTTCAGTCGCTGATACCAAACACGGGCTGTCAGCAAACTTCGTGTACGTCGACGAAGTTCATGCCCATCCAAACTCTGAACTGATTGACGTTATGTTGACCAGTACAGCATCTCGTCCACAGGCACTGATCCTGTACACCACGACTGCTGACTATGACCGTCCCAGTGTCTGTAACACCCTGCACGACAAAGCCAAGGCCATTGCTGCAAACAGACAGTGGGAGCCGACGTTCCTGCCTGTCATTTACGAAGCCCAGCCTGATGACGATTACACCAAGGAAGTCGTCTGGCGTAAAGCCAATCCCAACTATGGTATCAGCATATTCCCGGAATACTTCCAGCGACTTGTCCGCAATGCTCAAGCCAATCCACTTGAACTGAACCGTTTCCTTCGGCTTCACCTCAACATCAAGACCAAAACCGAGACAGCGTGGATTCCTGCATTCATGTGGGCCGGTAGCAACCCTAAGGAAGAGGAAGTCCAGTTGCTCTCAGTGTCCGACATTAAGAAGTGGATGTTGGAGCACCCATACTGGTCGAATATAGCTTTCTCCCAGAAGTTCACGACAGTACAGACCGTTGACTTGTACATATCCAGATACCAACTGTACTGGTCATGGTTCATTCATAAATGCGACGAACTTCGAGACGAAGAATGCTATGCCGGATTTGACAACTCTCGTGTCGATGACTTGGCATCACTTGTTCTTTGGTTCCCTAATCAACAGACTATGCTGCACTGGGGATGGTGCCCTGCTCAGTCGATTTATCGCAGAAGTACAGAACAAAACCTTCCATATGCAATGTGGTGGGAAGCTGGGCTGCTTAACTCCACCTCGCCGCTTGAAACAATTGATGATGAAGCAATTTGCAAGACTCTTCTTGGAGACCAGAACTTTTCTGGCATCCTGACGCATTTTGGTGGCATTAGGGAGTTGTGTTTCGACCGGTTTGCTTCATACACTGTGCATAAGAAGATTCAGGAATTCGGATACCCAGCAAGGGCTTACCCACAAACCTTTGCAGGTATGAATGAACCGTGCCGAAAACTTGAAGCATTCGCAATTGACAAACAGTTGTTCCACGGCGGCAATCCGTTACTGGAATGGCAGATCACAAACGTTGTGATCCACCAAAACATGAACGGTGAGGTCAGACCGAGTAAACAAAAGTCAACCAACAAAATTGACGGTATCATTGCTGGTCTCATGGCTATGGGTTCCTGGATGTACCCTGAAACCGAAACCATAAGTGATATCCGTGGATTGAAGAAATAGGCTGCTATGTTTCAAATCTTTCGCCGTAAGAATGACACCATCTCAAGAGCAGCAGCCAGCAACGTTATCGGCCAGCTTGTGGACCACATCTGGAATTCTGCCACGACGTTGACATGGTCGAGACTGTTCGGCACACTGAATCATGAACGGCAGTACGCAGATCAGAGCAGTGCGTCTTTGCGTCTGTCTGCCGTTATGTGTGCTATGAACATCTACACCGGAATGGTTCAAGCCCTTCCACGTCGAATGTACGCTTTGGACAGCGAGACTGGCGAGAAGACCAGAATCGTTGGCACAACTGCACACCCAGCCAGCCGAATCTTCTCTCATTACTTTCACCCAGAATTATCTGCGGACAACGGGCTGCTGGCTATCATCTATGATGTACTCATGGACGGTAATGCTTACTTTGTCCGTGAGTTCGACAACCAAGGTCGAACAGCCCGTCTGTACTACGTACACCCATCTCGTATTCCTCGTGGAAACATCTTCCGTGCTTCTGGCTCTGAGAGGCTTAGCAACGGGCGTACAGCAGCACAGGGCGAGTTAATTTATCGCATTGACACAGGACAGTCGTCCCGCGATATCAACACACAACCGTTGATGCTGTCTCGATCCGAAGTAGTCCACATCAAAGGTAAGGTGCTGGACACGGAGTACCACCGCGGACAAGGATTCATTGCGAACGCAAGTGATTCGCTGCACATGTATCAGGCAGCCGAAGACTTCGGACAGAAGTTCTACACTCGTGGTATCGCTACGCAGATGTTCTTGACGACCGAGAACCGTTTGGACGCTCAAGTTCTCAAACGAATCGAAGCCAACTTTGCGGAAGATCCAAACGCACCATTGGAATCAATCTTCAAAACTCGTATTCTGGAACAGGGGCTGAAACCTGTCCACATGGGTATTCCGTTCCAGCATTTGCAATTCATCGAGACTCGGGCTTTCAGCATTGAGGACGTTGCCCGCAACTTCAATATCCCGCCTGTGCTGTTACATAGCCACATGGGAACCAAGGGTGGAGACGCAAATCTAAGCGAAGCCATTGCCATGTTCGTGCAAACTGGCATTGGTCCGTTCCTTGTTCGTCTCTGCAATGAATTCCGCTCTGAACTGCTTCCACTTCCCAGTCAGATGCTTTACTCATTTGAGTTCGAGCAACTGTATCTGTATCGGAACGTGATTGACAAGTTCACAATTGCACTTCGCAACCTGTTTGAGACTGGCATCGTTGACCGCAAGAAAGCATCCGACCTTCTTGGTATGCACATTGATCCTGGTGACGCTGCAGCCAACCCGCGGTATGTACCCGTGAACCTGATGACCGTTGAGCATTCGCTGCACCTTGAGGAAGGTGCCCGCATTGCCAATGAGATGCAGCAGGTGCAGATCGAAAGTGCTCAGACCGGTATTGAAATGCAGAAGAAGACCATTGCTGGAATGGTCCCTGCTCCTGCACCGTCTGCTGGTACTGGCGACGGCGGAACCAACAAACAACCGGAACCTCCTTCCGGTCGAATGGACAAATCTCCTTCCCAGAAAGGGATCGACAAGCGGCTGCGTAACCTGAGTTCAGAAATTGCTGACAAGGTTTCAGCCGCTGTGAACAACGTCATCAGTGGGCTATCTCAGTACGAAACTCGGGTACTGGATCAAAAGAAGCAGTCCCGTCCTGATGATTACGATGCAGCAGTGTCTGAGTTCTATGCTGCTGACGGTCGCTTTTCCACAATGCTCAATGAGCAACTGAAACCGTGGGAATCTTTCCTGGCTGATTCCGTTATTCCCACATTCGTCAATCAGTGGTTGACGAACAAAGCCAAACCCGAGTTCCACTTTGCATGGAAGGATTTGATCAATGGTCCCGACTCTGATTCTGAATCGTAAACAGCTACCCAGTAAAGATCAAATGGTTGAAAGCCGCGTGGTCTTCAACTCGACTGGAGAACTGTTGGTGTACGATTACATCATGCCGTTCAAATACAGTGAGGAAGATACCGCCGTAACACCTGACATGGTCGTCAACTTTCTGAAAGACGCACCGAAGGAACTGACAGTCCGCATTAACTCCAGTGGTGGTGACGTTGGTGCTGCTCTGGCAATTTACAACCAGTTGCTTGAGCATGGAAACGTGACGACCATCGTTGACGGTTACGCATTCAGTTCTGCTGGCTGGCTTGCTCTTGCTGGACAGAACCGCCAGATTTGCAATGGTGGTCTGTTCATGATGCACAACCCATATACTATTGGCCAAGTCAATAGCTTGGCATCGGTCGAGAACCTGAAACAGCGGTGGGAATCGCATCGCGACTCCATCGTCGATATCTTCACCTCCAGAACATCTCTCAAGGCAGACGACGTTAAGAACATGATGGAAGCTGAAACCTATCTTGGTGCTCAAGAGTCCGTCAACAAGGGTCTGTTCCATTCAGTTCGGAATGGTCGACCAGAAACAGCAATCCTTAACTGCCTGGAACTGCCTGAAGCCGCTCGCAACAAGGTTGAACTCCCACGACCTGACATTGCGGCACTAAACCGCCGAATGTTGAACATTCGCAGAAACTTTGGAGCAGGTGGTTGACATTGTTATTCCCACCGTTCTAAACTATGCCTAATCGCTGAAAGCTACGCACATAAGCGGTTAAACGATTACCTCTCCGCTCACTACAAGGCTTGCTGCCGAGTCCCTTCTTTCTGCCTTGTAGTGAGCTTCAAACAACCGCCAGCACGTTGCTGGTAGAAAGCACCTAATCATGTTCCGGGCCATTCATTTTGCTGTGGCAGTTTGCTACACGGCATATCACCAGTTCTTCAATGACACACCGGTGAAAAACGCTGACGTGTCAACTATGACCTACAGCCAGCTTATCGACGAACGCATCCGTCTGATGAGCCTGACTGAAGGATTTCAGAACAGAGGCGACAATCTCACTCCGGCAGAAATGCAGCAGTACGCTGACGCCGTCGACCGACTCGAAGCCGTTCAGAATGCCCACAGCAAGACTGCTGGTGGACTCAAGGAACGAACCGACGCACTTCTGGCAACCCAGCGAATCAGCAATGCGACCGGCAATATCGTCACCAACCTCGGGGGTAACATTACAGTTCGTCCTCGGTTTGAGGACGACAAGGAGTTCTACGGTTTCCGTGACCAGCAGGATTACCTCCGTGCAGTTGTGAACACCTACCGCAACGGTGGGCGTGACGCTGACCCCCGTATTCAGCGACTGGTCATGGACGCCGTGGGCACCGACGAATTCAGTAAGGCCAACTGGGAAGCCCAAGGTCTCATGGTTCCTCGTGGCTTCATCTCGACCGTCATGCAGCTTGAACCGGAAGCTGACCGCTTTACGGCACTCATGACTCGAATTCCAATGACTGCTCCGGTTGTCGATATTCCTTGCCGTGTGGACAACGACCACCGAAACAGTGTGACCGGCGGCTTCCAAGTCTACCGTGGCAAAGAAACGTCGACTCCGACGATGACCAAGAGCGCGATGCAAGTGGTGACTCTGAAAGCCCATGAACTGAACGGTGCTGCTGCAGTCACCAATCAGCTTATGGCCGACAGCCCAATCTCCATTGCTGCCCTCATCGACGCCGGACTTCGTCAGGAAGCCCGATCTTACCGAATGGACGAGTTCCTCAACGGTAACGGAACCGGTCGACCTCTCGGTGTCCTTAGCGACAACAACCCTGCCAAACTCACGATCCTCCGCGAAGTCGGTCAGGACAACGGTGACATTGTCAACGGCATGAACATCCTGAAGATGCGTCAGCGTGTTTGGGGCTACGAGAGTGCTGTGTGGCTGTGCTCACTCGACCTGTACCCGAAGATGTTCACGTTGGTCATCGAGTCGCCGAACAATGCTGGCATCACCAAGTTGTTCTACCCGTCGACCGGCCCTGAACTGCCCGACACACTTCTTGGTCGTCCTGTTATCTGGACCGAGTACATGAACGGCATCAACACCGGTGACGGCAACGTGATCAGCGAATGGAAGGATAATTTCCTTGCCTGCGTGAATCCCACTCAGGTACTGTACGGCGAACGTGGAACCGGCGAAATCACTCGCTCGATCCATGTCCGCTTCCTGGAACGCGAAGAAGTGTTCCTCTTCACCAGCTTTGACGATGCTCGCCCGTGGTGGAAGTCGACCTTCCAGCCCCGCAACGGTGGCCTGACACAGTCTCCGTTCGTCGTGCTCAGCAAGACTGCCGCAACATAACCTGTGTCCTCTCGCAATGATGGACGGCAGCGGTGAAGCCAAAAGCCGCCGTTGCCGTCCACGTTGCAAACTCTTCTTCCTCCCAGAAACATTCCGTGAAGGATTTGAAATATGGCCACTCAGAAGTTCAGTCACCTTTCCTCGAAGTACATGGTGGTGCCTCTTGGCACTCTCACCATGAACGGCAGCATCGGAAACGCTCACGTCATCGCTCTGACTGAGCAGATTGACAAAGCCATGCTGGTACTGCGAGACGCTGTGCTAACCGGAAACATGACAATCACCGTAGCTGGTTCCACAGTTGCCAACGGCACCTCTGGTTTCACGACAATCAAAACCCACGTGTTTCATCAAAACGGGCAGGACGACTTTGCCGTTGAAGTGGACAGCGAAGAAATCTCCTTTGCTGAAGACCAGGCAACCATCGCCAACAACGGCACAAAAGTGCGGTTTCTGTCTCTGGTGTTCCGCCTGACCGGCACGAACACCAACACCGTCAAGGCAGCCGTCATGGCTACCACGTTCCACCGTCGGGCAAATCTGACTCCAACCGGAACCGGAACCCTGACCTGAAGAATGCCGTTCGCGGCATACAACCGCCGTACAAGTCATGGGGTGCTTGTGCGGCGGTTTGTTTCAAGGAGTCTATGCAATGCCGATGTTTGTTGACCTAAGCACTGAAGCAGCCCTCAGCACAATTGTGACTGAGGCATTCAAGAAGGCCGTCAAACAGAACCTTGGCTTTGACCCCGAGACTCCTGATGATCAAATCCCCGTGAACATTGATGACCTGCTCCATCAGGCCATCAGTGTCTGTGAGAAGGAGCAGTGGCGGTTCATACTCAGGAAGAGTATGTCGCTTACCTTACCGCTGCAAGCGTTTGCGAATCGGGACCGCCTCTGCTTCCTTCCCTTCGGTCGAGTCACATCTCTGACCGGCTTTAGCTATCTCAAGACTGACGGGACAACTGCTAACGTAACCAGCGGTTACTCTATCCTGTCACATGAACCATCAAAACTGTGGTCGGAAGATTGGGACACTGTTCTCACCAACTGCAACGAGGAACACCCGTACCCAATTACTGTCACATACACAACCGGGTATGCGACACACGCTGAAGTACCCCGTCCCACAATTCGGGCCATTATGATTTTGGCCTACCACTTCTTCGAGTACCGTGACGCTGTCAGCGAGAACTCGATGATGAACCTGCCTCAAGGTTATCAGCAACTGCGAGACCTTTCGCTATTGAACGATCATCGAGCGATTAAGTACGTTGCTGAAGACTGGTCGAAAGTGAGCCGGGGATGACCAACAAGTACAATCGCCGTGCTCGACCAAACCTCCGGCACCTCTGCGAATTCTGGGTGCCGTCTGCTGAACCGGATGCTTCTGGTGAACTGAAGCAGGAATTCATCCTGCATTACCGATCTTCCTTTTCGATGGAAGTCCCTCTGCGTCCGCAAGAGATTGGTGATGCAGGGCGAGTGATTACAGAGCAGACATTCGTCCTGATTGGGCAATGGTGCAAGCCCGCCAGTCAGATATCAACCAGCATGTTCTGCGTTATACCTTCTCTCCAGAAAGTCTACGCGGTACAAGGGCAGGCAACAGATCCATTCGGAGACCGTCGCAAAGTCCATATCCGGATCATCGACAACGTTTCTCAGCCGACCACTATCCAGTTACTCCCGACGATGTACTGACATGGCTACTAAGCACCTCCAGTTTCTGCAAGTCTCTCTCGATGTCCCAAAGGACTTGGAGCAGGCTTTCAGACGTTTGGATGTTAAGATTAAGAAACACGTGATTCGACAGGCTGTGCGTTCTGCGGTCATCCCATTTCGTATTGCTCTGCAGGCTGACTTATCAGCAATTGACACAGAGCAAACCTCTGGTGCTTCGCTTCGTGCCGTGACCACAAAGGTAAAGCAAAGTAAGTCTGATGAAAATCGGTTCTACGGAATCGTTGGTGTTCGTAAGGACTACTTTGAGTTAGTATTTCCGAATGAACAGTCACCACTGGAACGGCTGGATAAGAAGCTGGGTGTTCGGCAAATTAGCATGGGCGTGATGCGGTACGACAAGTATGGTCGGCTGCGTGAGAACAAACGGCCTGGACGCAGAGATGTACAAAGCAAACTGATGACTCGCAGAGGACCGCGTAAACGCCGTCCGTCAAAATACTGGCACCTTTTGTTATACGGATTCGGTCCCGGCTTTAAGCGTGGCCCACGAACTGGCACAACACGAACACCATTTGCTGGATACAGATTTCTGGAGAAGATTAGGGACTCTCGACGGAGTGAAGCACGCCGTATCTTTGCCGACCGTTTCCGTGAACTCGTGAAGCAGCAGGTGACTAAATGAGTCCTTACGATATCGACGAAGCGATTCAAAAACTTTTGCGTTCAGCATTACCCATAACTGTTCCAGTGTACAAGGCACAGTTCGTTGCGTCTCCAGACATTAAACCGTCTCCTCTTGGTTACTGTTACTGGAACATCGACCAATACCTAGCAGACCACTGTAGTGAAGGACTTAGCGGTACAAATGGAGAAGTGGTGACGTTTACACTTGACGTTGCCGTTGCCGCACATGACAATACTCAAAGAAAGTCACTTGCCGCCAACGTCCTGAATACACTTCAGCCTGTTAGTAATGGGCGTCGTAGGCAACTGACAGCGTACACCGTTCCAGGTACTTCCGTGCGAATAAACTATCTGCGTATGGAAGCAACCGAAGAAGTTCCTTCAATGAAAACAGGGCAGTCGACGCCAGATATGACGATGCTCCTGATTACATTTTCTGGCAAGGCAACCTGTTAGGAGATACTCATGACACAGGACGTTTCTCGCATCCGAATTCGGTTCTTCGAGCAGGATGTTACACCTACGGGTACTGGCCCTGCACTCGAAGCCGTTGACGCTGGCAGCGACAGTTACGCTTGCGTGATTTCTGGTCCGACCTGGTCGGGGATCACCCGTGGTGACGTGGAAACCACTTGCACCGAAAACACGCTCGACGGCTGGGGCAACCTGCTAAAGAAGCACCGCCCCGGAAAGCTGGTCGACCTTGGTACGATCACATTCGGAGTCGAATGGGATCTCGATACGCAGTACGGTGGTCGTGAATTCGCAACCGTCATGGACGGTCGAGTCGGTGATCTTGTGCTGTACTTCCCGCCTGAAGGTTCTCAGACGACCGGCCCGACGATCACTCTCACCGGCTACTGTAACCGGTTCACCCCGGCTGGCACGGCATTGTCTGACGATGCTGGCAGCAAGTTGACCGCTGAGGTCCAGTACAAGATCAACAACATCAGCATCGCTGTCGGATCGTAAGCCGGTAGCATTCTTCACTCCAGAAAGTTTTAAGGACGACACCCCATGAAGTTCCGTGCTTTGAATCGTAAGCCAGTCGAAGAAAATGGTACCAGTTGGGTCCAGGAACCTTCGGCTGGTCTTCTTGCCTCATTCAGCACAAAGGTATCCGAGTTTCCCCGGCTGCCCGGAGACGGGGACCGTGTCAGTACGGTCCTGTTCTCCGGTGGTCGCATTCTGAGTTGCCTGTTTGAAGGTGACGGTGAAGGACCAAAGACTCTGGCTCTTGTCAGCCTAGTCAACAACCTGCACGCTGAGAACCCCACTGAATGGCCAATCACAGTTCTCGAAACTGACTCACCACGTCAGATTCTCGACGCACTGGAAACCAACTATTTCGTTCGCGTGGTGGACTGGTTCATTGACCAGTTGCCCGCTGGCGAATTCACGGCATTGCTTGAACTGGTCCGCGAAGTCTGGCCGGAGCAGGACAAAAAGGGAAACGCCTAAGCCCTGACGACCGTGAATGGTTCATATGGTTTCTGTGCAGTCGCTGGGGTAAAAGTTACACGGAAATCTCTGATATGCCGTCCTCAGAATTTGAGGGGCACTGGAGTTTCTGGAAGCAGTTTCGCTGGGGTATGCAGGACGATCTACAGGCAATAGCCGTTACCAATCAGATTCGTGCTGCAGCCCCGAAAACATCAGTTCAGCCTTGGATGGTGAAGGAATGGACCGTTCAGGCGAATTACACCCATCGAATTCAGCAAGTAGTACGGAAACCCGCTTCTGCAATCAGAAGCGGGTTTCTTGCTATCGCTAAGGCTATTGAAGGATTGAAGCGATGAGCGAAGGTCAAAGCGTAGCTGACTTGCTGCTGAAGATCGGTGTTGATGCTGGCGAAATGATTTCCGGATTCAACGGGACAGCCAGGCAAGCCCGCCAAATGGCTAAGGACATGGCCGAAGGGATCAATGCTTCTCTCCAGAAAGCATTCGACCCAGCGGCTGTGAACTCAGAACAGATGTTTCAAAACTTGGAGACACAGTACCGTGCGACTGTGTCTACCATGCTTCGCGAAAGCATCGAGGCCAGAGCGGTGATTGAACGGTCTGCAGAAAACGTAAAACGATTTGCTCTTGAGGCTGCCGAAGCCGATCAAAGAGTAATGGGTGAACTGCTGACAGAGCAGGCAAATTTCTACAACGTAAAACAGGGTCTTCGCACTGCTGAGCTGGCCAACATTCAGGCGACAGCAAACCAAGAACTTGAGATTCAGCAACGATCTTTAGACATGCAAGCGGCATTGCGAGAAAGGTATGCTGCTGAAATTGCTGCGTTTGAAGCAGAGACTTCTGCGGACAAACAGCAGCGTATGATCAACGAAGCGAATCAACGAGACGTGTTGCAGTTTTATTCGAGAAGAGACGCTTCTCTTAAAAACATGAAAGCAACAGCAGATGCTGAAACAGAAATAATTGAGCGGTCAACAGCACTAAGAGAAGCAATTTTGGCTAGGTACGGAGCTAAAACACAAGAGGAATTAGAAGCAGAAAAACGTGCTCGTGAGATGATCGTAGAGCAGCAAGAGCGTAGTAACGAAGCCTTGAAGTTTAGTAACAAGCTACGCCGTGAAGCAGTTGTTTTTATGAAGCAACTGGAAGAAGCAGGTATAGACCCGGAAAGCGAAAAATACAAAGCGATGACTGCTGAATTTAGCCGTCAGCAGCAAATGCAGCGGGATGAGTATCAGAACCGAGACGCAATCATAAAGCAGAAAGAAGACGAAGCACGTCTCGACGCTGATGCTTTAGCCGTCATGCGGATGACCATGACTGCTCAAGAGGCACACAACGCTCGAATTGTACGATACGGTGAACTGCTGGATAAAGGAAAAATATCGCAGGAGAGATACAACGCTGCAGTAAGAAAATCCAAAGAAATCATGGCGTCTCAGGATGTTGGCACTGGTGGTATCAGCGGAGTCATCGCCCAATTGTCCTTCGGGCTTGAAGACTTTGCTCAAGGTGTCGCTATGGGCGACCTCCGTGCTGCAATGTTGGGTGCCTCAAATAACATCACGATGGTGGTCCGTGGTTTGAAGGACATGGATTCTGCTGCACGTGCTGCCGCATTTTCTGTGATGAAGATTCCGTTGGCATTCGCTGGCTTTGCTGCTGCTGCAGCTTCTGCTCTGGTTATTCAATACCAGATCAAAAACATGAACACGGAACTAAAATCCTTGTCTGACAGAATTGCCGAAGCAACCAGACAATACTTCCGATTCCGGCAAGCTAATGAGATGGCAAGCCGTCAAGAACGGTTGGCAGAAGAATTGAAAAAGACCACAGAAATTGAAGATATCGAAGCAAAACGCAGACAGGCAGAACTAGATCACGCAGACCTAATCCGAAGACTCGATACGGAAAGAAATGAGAACAACGTAAAAGGCCGCGAAGCCATTCTGAAAATGTTGGGTGGTGAAGCCAACATGATTGAGCTTCAGCAGTACCTGATGAATCAGAATACCGCTGAATCCAAGTCGGCATTGGAATCGCTATCACGTGCTCAAAGAGCAGCGTTGAAAGGAAACACGGAAACCGTGTTCCAAGAAATGCGGGCTTTGTTTAACTACCTTGATGCACAGTCTTACAAAGCCCTTGGTGAAAACCTAACACCTTGGAACATGGTTGGCGGTGCGAACTTCTTCGACATGGCTGCTTTGAATGAGCTGCAAAAGTACTTCAAGCAAGGTACTATGTACAACGCATTCTACGGTGACAGCGAAGAAGCGTTAAAAGAGATCCAGACTGTTCTGGATCAAATTGCCAAGGATGAGTCTAAGTCGCTTGCTGAACGAGCTGCTGCAGAAAAGGCACTGGAAGATATTAAGAAGCGGCAGCTTGAAATCGACGCTGAAAGAGTTCAACGAGAACAGTTTGAAGCTGAGCACTTGAAGGAAAAACTTGAACGAGAACACCAAATTAGAAAACAGCGTGCTGAGTTTGAGGCAGAAAGCTTCCGACTCATGCAGCAGGAACAATTGTTCCTGATCAATGCAACCGAGAGTGAGCGTGAGATACTCAGGTTGAAAGAGCAACAGGCTAAAGTGACTCGACCCGGAGCGTTCATGACTGGATTCGACCCAATATTGAATGCTTTGATTCAGCAGGAAAATGCGGCATTGCAGCAACAGGATCAAATGGCATTCCTGGAAGCACAGAAAAAGGCTGCTGAGAATGAAATCATGATGCTGCAGCAACAGGCAATTCCAAAGGCACAGGGTGCTTTGGAGCAGGACGCTTTTCAAGCACAGGCTGACGCATTCAAACAGATGACTGAGAACCTGACACAGAAGCCGAATCCACAACTTACACAGGTTGTGAACAGACTTGGTGCGATTGAAGCCGCTATCAAAAACGGCGGTGTCTTTTTACAGGTAGGACCGTAACATGGGGCTGGTAGCAATCCACGGAAGTCTTCTTCCCTCCCAGAACTTCCAGGCAACGTTTGGGGTCAACACCGTTCAAGAAGAACTGCTTATCGAAATGAGCAGTCCTCTTGAGCGTCAGACAGACGTTGTGAACGCCCTGCCCGTGTTTGGACAGGCTGGGGACTGGACATTCACAATTGGCATTAGTGCCCATCCAAGTCGCTCAGACCTGATTCTGAAGTCTTGCGATGGTGTTCGTGAAGCACCGGACGGCAGACCGTTCTGGATCATCAGCCTGACGTATGAAACACCACAATGGCTGAATGACGTATATCCGGGTGAAGATCGTGGTCGGGGCAACCTCGGTCGCAAAAAGAAAATTGAGAACAACAAACCAATTATCTATCCTTGGAACGAACCGCCAACATGGTCTTCAAGCATTCGTACTGTCCGAATTACACGTTTTCACGATGAGAACGGAAACTTGTTGCGTCATGCAAATGGGTTGCCACTGACGGATGGTATCGACGCTGAACTGGTGCTCGAATCGCATACGTTCACATGGAACATTGCGTACACAGCATTCGACTACTCAACAAAAATTCGCCCATATCTGTACAGAGTGAATTCAGCAACGGCTTTTGGTCGAGACCCCGGTTATGTGTTCCTGGATTCAGTCAGTTGTACGGAAAACTATCGTGACGTTACGATACCTGGAACCGACGATCAACCTGCATCATTTGACACCCACCACTTCTTTACTGTCAACGCCACATTCCTGATTGACACGAGGACTCCAGCAACAAACACAAAAAGTTACTTCCAGGAACAGTACCGTCGTGTTTCAATGCACACGATGGAACGCATTTTGATACCGGGACCGCTGGGTGTGCTGATTCCGACGTATGTTCCAATTTTCATCAATAGCCGTGGAGATTACGCTGAAGCCCCGTGGCCGTTACTTTCACAGACTAAAGCCACAACACTTGGACTTCAGTTCGGGCAGGCGGTGCCCTATGATCAGATGAGTAGCGTGAACCCGCTCACGGACTTCCACTTCGTGGACCCAGGACTTCCCAAAAGTGCTGCACTACACACGTTCATTTCAGACAACAACTTGGTGATTCCATGAGCAAACAGTTCGGCGTATTCAGCGTTGAAACGGCGGCTGAGATTCATCGCCGGGTTCTCGGTAACTCTTCTCCCCAGAAACCAACTGAGGGGCAGAAGCAGCGTTTGTTGCCAGCAACAGATTACTTTGTGAAACTGTTGGAACCTCTTGCTCCAGCCAGCAATCCCGAAACAGGATACGCACAGGCTGAAGCTAGGATCATGCGGTACACGCAACCAGTCAACCCAAACAGCTTGAACCTGGAACCAGCAGGTAGCGACGATTCGACTAAGATCAAAGTAACAAACAGAAGTCCTACCTACTACGCAGAACCAAACGATATAATCTTGGTACGTCGAATTGGTTCCGAGTACGCACCGCTCATTGCTGCTGGCGGAACGTTTGCAACATCTACGGACTGCCCTTGCGAATGTATCGAAGAGGGCGACATGCTTCTTCGAGACGAAATGGTTCCAAGTAAATACATTGTCAAAGTTCCAGACTTAGAATTCAAAACGGACTTTGGCATCGTTCGGCTGCCCGCTGGAAGTTACACAGTAACTTGGAATACCTTTCGCGGTTTGTGGGTTTTAGACATAGGCAACAACTTAACTGTCTATGATAAAAATGGAAAAGACATAACAGTTGGATTTTTAGTGGATGGAGAAATCACACTTACTTATCCAGCAAGCGGCGACCCTCAACTGAAAGTTTGTGTGCAAATCGATGAAGGAACCGGCGACACAGACATAAATTATCCATTCGGTTATCAATCAGGGTTTAATTACGGCAGTGAGAATGGCTACTCAGATGCTGTTAATGGAAACCCTTATGATGACCGTGTGGTGTTTGCCGGAGCAACTGGAACTGCTGGCGGCACTGGAGCATGGCAGCAGTTCGGCACAGGAACCTTACTGGAACCCGGAACCGGAACTTACGGAGACTTGACGGGTACTGGTACAGGGACGGGAACTTTTATGTGGTCGTGGTATGAAGAAGGATTCTACCAAGGCTACAGAGACGGCTACAGAAACGGTTGGGATCACGGAACGGGATCGATACCAGCTCCAGGCACTGGACTGGGTACAGGTACTGGGTCAATGATTGTGGGGATGTAGCAATGCCGACATACTGTAAAACTTGGTTCTATCCAGAAGAAGAACACCGACCGCTTTGCCAAGAAGAGTACAGACCTCTCGAAAGCGACGAGTGCCCCGTATGCGTTACACCGTTCATACCGCAACCGGGCTGCAGTAATTTACCTCTTGGTTCATTTACTTTGCCAAACAGGGCACATTGTGACTATGTTCCACAGGGAAACGCACCACTTCAGTATGTTCGTAATTTTCCACGTTGGTTGCGAGTTGTGATTACTCCCGGCTCTGTCGACGCAGACCCTAGTTCCTGGCCTTGCGTTAGTACGTACTACAGAGGTACGTTCTTGTGCTACAATCAAAGCTTGTGCAACGACACATGGATTAGCCTAGATAAAGGTCCAATCTGCACTCAAATTGTTAATGGTCAAACTGTTTGCATTGACAACGGACCAACGGCTGCTGGTGCAATGGCAACTCGATGGAGAATAGGTGTAGTACTGAACTATGACACGTCTAGCAGTCCACAAAGGCAGTCTTTCTGGGTGTACCTAAACAGGTACCAATTTGCATGTGGCACGCAGCAAGTCACAAGTTCATTGTACAAAACGGATGACACCTTATCAGATAGAGGTTGGCGGTTTGATTGCAAAGCCACACATAAGATTAAGTGGTTTCGGTCTACCAATTCTTCCGGCCAACCAATCTGGGTTCCATTAGATAGCCCCAGCATCATCCCAAATCCTGGTTTCAGCATAACAATATCGCCGGTGTAGTATGCCAACTGTAATCGGTAAACTCGAAAGATATAAAGCGGAAGCTTTCATTCAGCAGCACGCAACATGCTCTATCGGCAGTGCTTCACGAGATGGTAGAGTTCGTATTGTAAGTGCGTCAACAGGTGACTCCCTAGCTTGTGAAATACAACAGTTAGAGCAATTTGACTCGCACGCAACGGATACCTTTCAGCCGACTTATAGTTTTCTGGCAAACCTTGGCACAAATGTGTCAAAAGCTTTGGCCACCATCGGCATCACAAAAGAGCGAGTCAGTTACTGGATCGGTGCTCCATGCAACTGTACTGAACGAGAAGAAAAGCTAAATGCTCTTGGTAAGTGGGCTGACAGCGTTTTAAGCGGTACACCAACGATTGCCCCATTCATGAACGACACAAACGCAAAACCAGCAACTAAACTCGACCTTGTCTGCGGCTGCGTACACGAAGGTGAACTCAACCAGTTCTCTGACTACGTCAGGGCAAACAGGATCACCGGCGTGAAGGTTGGTCCACTCCCACCCGACACATTCCATCGTCGAATCAAAGCAGACACTGCTGATGTTCCACGTATCAAACAACTGATCATTGAATGGAACGGTGGAACTGACGTGCCCAAGTACGACACTCCTTGGGTTCCCGGTCGATGGGCTGCAGCCCTAACAACCGTGCCCAGCCGGGCCACTACTCTTCTTCCAGAAACACTTAGGGCGGTAACGGCTGCTGGTATCCAGCCTGTGTTATACGTTGATGGTTTGCTGTCTGTTGAACAGGAATCGGCTATACGGCAGGCTGCTGGATTCGATGTTACAATCAATCAGCACCGCAACATCAAAACATTTGCGAACTGGTACACGGCTGCTACAGACCTGTACATGACCAACCCATGGGCGGAACATTACTTGTTCCTGCAGGACGACTTGACGTGCCCAAAAACTCTGCTACAATATCTCAAGTCCTGCCGATATCCGCAGAACGCTTACTTCAACATGTACACGTTTCGTGAAAACGAACGTGCGATTGAGGGCAAACCGCCGGGATGGGTTGAGGCTTACCGCAGCAGACAAGGTCATCAACTTGGTCTGGGTGCTGTCGGCCTGATCTTTCCACACAATACCCTAATCACGTTACTCACACAGAAGCACATGCTGACTCGTAAGCGTGACGCGGTTCGCGGGAATCATTCTTTGGATGGAGCGATTGTTGAGGCAATGAATCAGGCTGGATACACAGAGTACGTCCATAACCCATCTCTGTTACAGCACACTGGTGAAGAGTCTTCAATGGGCAATGCGAAACACGCCAAAGCTCTATCCTATCGCGGTGATGACTTTGACCTGATGACTTTGCTGAAAGACACCCCAAATGTCGAGCAACCCCAACAGAGTACGGACAATCGCTGATGTGATGCAGAGCAATCAGCTTCCGACGGCATTCCCATTCGATCATTTACCAAAACCGAATTACACCCCACCAGCATCATTAGGACCGCGTCTGGTCCTCGGTGTGTCCTCCATGAAGGACCACATGACCGATGAGGGCTGGCAGCTTACTCACGGTCTTGCTCAGAACGGTTACATCCATTGTGGACACGGCTTGCCTGAACCGCTTACTGACGTTGCCCGTTTGCTGGACAAATACAGCCCATCCGTGGTTGTGGTTCAAGACAAGCGAGAGTGGAAACCGGAGCACGACTTCCGAGATCGTCAGGCAGAATTCAAAAACATTCACCTGTTACGAGATCGTTCAGACATTTTCAAAGTGACGGTGATTAAGGATGCACAACAACGTCCTTACTGGCACCGCGAGTCCTCGGAAGAGATCGGCTGCAACGCCTGGATTCATTACTATCATCGTGATATCGTAATGAACCTGCAGCCGTACATTCGACCGCTACACATGATCAGGACGTGGCACACAGTGAATCCTGACCACGTCACTTTTGAGTGGCCTGCTGAACGCTCTGGCACGTTGCTGTCCGGAGCTATCAGCAATGCCTATCCTTTCCGCCAGAAACTATCAAAGGCTGGACTGCCCATCGTTCAACTTCGGCATCCCGGATACCATAGGAGAGGCTGTGCAACACCGGGATATCTAAAACTGCTGACTGATTACAAAGTGGCAATCTGCACGTCTAGCCGATTCGGATACGCTTTGCGTAAAATAATCGAAGCAACTGCTGCAGGCTGCATCGTTGTGACCGACCTGCCAATTGAGGACAAGCTTCCATTCGGGATTGAGGGCAACCTTGTTCGCGTCCATCCTGACATTTCAATGTCGGACTTCAGGCAGTTGCTTGTCGACCTTGAAGAGTCGTGGAATGAAGAAACACAGCGTCAACACGCTGAGAATGCAATCTGGGGATTCGACTATGAGCGAGTCACTTACATCCTTGCACAGATGATTGAAGTCCATCGTCTGGCTCAATCTCAATCTGAGTTCGATTTCCGTCAAATCCGAAATGCCGTTACTGGCGTAGTAAAGGAGTTCACATGACACCTGAAGAAGCAGTTAGCAAGATGGTTCCACCGTCAACACGCCGTCCCGGTAAATGGATGGAAGGTGTGATGCAGATCCATCTGACACGTGCCTGTGACTTGGCCTGTAGCAATTGCACGCAGGGCAGTCAGTTTGCGGGAAAGAACACGTTCATGACTTTGGACAACTTTGAATTCGCTTGCCGAAGTCTGAAGAACTACTTTGGATTGATCGGAATCTTCGGCGGCAATCCTGCGTTACACCCACAATTCAACACAATTTGTGAAATCCTCCGCAGTCATTTCCCGCAAGAGAAGTGTGGAATCTGGTGCAACCATCCTCGGGGTAAAGCCGCTGAGATGAGACGCACATTCAACCCAGCCATGAGTAACCTGAACGTTCACATGGTTAAAGAAGCGTACATGGAGTTCAAACGTGACTGGCCGGAGTCACGGCCGTTTGGCTTATACAAAGATAGCCGCCATTCACCGGTACACGGCAACCCTGCCGTTTTTATTCGGGATGAAGGAGAACGCTGGAAACGAATCAGCGAATGCGACATTAATAAACATTGGTCCGCGATGATTTGCCAGTTCCGCGGTGAACTTCGCGGTTTCTTCTGTGAAGTCGCCGGTGGACAAGCAATGCTGCATCAGGACGATCCAAACTATCCGGATACCGGAGCACAAGTTGTCTGTCCTCAGTATGTGACAGAAGACGACAGGCATACATCTGATTGGAAATGCTTTACCTGCCGCGGTATGGAATGGTGGCAACACCAAATTGAGGAGTACAGTCATCAGATCCAATACCACTGCACAAAGTGCCTCGTGCCTCTGCGTGGTCACGGTGCTCTGGCTCATACACAGAGCGAAACAACAATCACAACTGAATACGATCATTTGCGTCCGAAGGGTGCTCACATTCTGCACATCATCGGGCAGGACGATTCTATTCACCCAGAAACTTCTCGCCGCGTCATCGATTACCTGGAGAAATAGACACCGTGAAAAATCCTACGTCACAACCTCTGCGTGCTATTCTGGTATGCGTTGACTACAGCGACTACCTCAGCGTAACCCTGCCGTACAATCGTCATCACTTTTCAGAGGTGATGGTTGTCACATCAACGGTTGATGAACAAACGGTTGAAGTCGCCAAGGCCAACAATGCCAAAGTGTTCCGCACAGCATCGTTCTACACTGACGGTGCAAGATTCAACAAGTTCCGGGCACTCGAAGAAGGTCTCGACGTGTTCGGCAGACACGGCTGGCTCTGCATTATGGACGCTGACATTCTCTGGCCGAAGCACATCGATTGGTCTTTCCTTACGGCAGACCGTCTGTGCGAAACTCCAACGGGACAATACTTCAGCCAACACTCATACCTGTACACTCCCCTCCGCCGAATGTGGGAAGACTGCGATACCAACATTCCACAGGAACCGTACTGGTCCCAGTTCCCGCTACACCCACAACAAGTCGAGTGGGCAGGGTACACTCAAATCTTCCATGCTGACGATCCAGCCCTTGGTCTTGCTCCGTGGCACCAGACAAACTGGAGACACGCTGGAGGGGCTGACAGTTGGTTCCAGCGGAAGTGGTCGAATGAATCAAAGCTTCGCCCACCATTCACCTGCCTGCATCTCGGTAAGGCCGGTCACAATTGGTGTGGTCGAGCAACGCCATACCTTGATGGGTCTGTTCCTCCAGAAACAGACGAACGGCTTCGGGATTTGCGGCACTTCATGCGGATGAGACAAGCGACAAGATCGTATCAACACGAGAAACTGTGAAAATTTTTATTGGATTGAACTTGACGGCGTTGGATTGTCGAATAAACTTCCGCCGTCGAGTTGATCGAAACTCAAACATTCACCCCGCAAACAGGAACACCCCATGTCAATCGAGTCCGTCATTCGCAAAACTCCAAAAGTCGATTCCGGAATCAAGGCCCATGTCTGCCGTGTCGGCAAGCCGTTCGCCGATGCTGTCTTGAAGGACTTCAACAACAGCAACCGCCCAATGAGTCAGCCCGTCGCCAAACTGTACGCCAACGAAATGCTTCGGGGCCAGTGGGAATGCAACGGTGAACCGCTGATCTTTTCCGTGGACGAACGCGGCGAATCTCATCTGATTTCCGGCCAGCATCGTCTCCGTGCTCTGCAGATTGCCTGCGAACAGGCTGAAAGCGGCAACTGGCCGAATGCTCAGACCGAACTCGATATGGTGATCATCGTCGGTGTTCAGCACTTCACGGCTGACACCGTCGACACCGGCAAAAGTCGTAGCCATGCCGATGTGCTGTTCCGGCATGAGTGGGTCGACAAAGTCATTCCGAAGGAATGGAACGACACCGCGAAGAACCGCCGAACCTGGACCAAGACTCTCGCCGGTGCTGCACGTCTTGTGTGGCTGATTGAGGGTGGTGCTCTGGTTTCGTCTGCTCCGAAGTTCGTCATCACTGAGATGGTTGACTTCCTGCAGAATCGTCACGACGAACTCTGCCAGTTCGTCACCATTGTGCTGAATGCGGCAAGCGGTGACGGCGGCAACAAGGGACTCAAGATGTCCCTGCCGTACATGGCAGCACTGGCCTACGTGGCCAGCATTGAAGAAGTCGAGCCGGGCAAGTTCCGCGTCATCGATGACATTGCTGATTCCATCGACCGATTCCTCAACCGCGTCAGCGTCGGCACCGGCTACGACAAGGGTTCGCCGGAGTGGGCACTGACTGCCTACTGGAACAAGCTGACGGCAGAACCCGGCAGCAAGGACCGTGACCGTGACTGGGTTGGCCCGTTCGTCAAAGCCGTCAGGGCATTGCTGGAAGACAGGGACGGTCTCAAGGTCACTGACGTGGCTCTGAACAAGAAGGAACGCGACAACTACACCGACTTCCCGGTTATGTTCGACGGCTGGCATACTGCCTGCTTTGAGCGTGCCGCCGCAATCAAAGCCGAACGCAAAGCCGCCGCTGAGCAGAAAGCGGAGGAACCAGAAGCCGCTCCTGAACCGCCTAAACCTTCTCCCCAGAAAGCTGCGAAGCGAAAGCCCGCCAAGGCTGCTCCGAAGCCTGCGAAGAAAACCGCCCTGCCGGATATTCCGGAAGATGATGGCAACTGGGACGGTTCCGGAGAAGATGAGTCATTCTGAATCACGGTGCTCCCTCCGCTGAGCAATCAGTAGTCCTGCTGCAGGTATGGCACGGCAGACGCAGGAGGAACGGCAAGTGACGGTGCAGTGGGCACCGATAACCTCGGAATGGTGGGGTCAGACACTACATGCCAAGTGCCCTTTGCAATACGCAGAGGGCCAAACAAGGTTTAGGTTTTTCTGGTTTTCGCCTAAATCTTTAGTCCCACCATTTCTTTTTATTACTCTCAAGGAACTCTGGTCATGGCAGACACTCCCTGGAAATCGTTTGAGCGTTACATCAGCGGTATCTTCCGTACCACTCGGAATGCTCTGAGTGGCGGAAATAGCAAGCTGACTCGCTCAGACAGCCTGCATCCAAAGCTGTTCATTTCGTGCAAGTACACTCGCAACAATCACAAGACGCTGCGAACACTTGTTGCAGAGGAACGAGACAAGGCGGCAAAGGAGAAAAAAACCGCCGTCTGCGTGATCGGAGAATTTGACGACAGGGCGAATGCCATAGTGGTCATTCACCTGAAAGACATACACACTTTCTGTGAGGCTGTCCGGAATGGCGAAATCGAAACAACTGTGGTCGCCGCTGACCAACGGCCTAAGCCTAAGCGGGCTTGAGTTGTGGTTGTGCGACAGAGTAGCGTTTGAACTGCAGTACCTACGGAATCTCGAAGTGGTCGAACCGTGGAACAAAAACATGCAGTACGGTTCTTTGGTGCAAGCTGGAATCGAAGGGTTTATCAAAACTCGACAGACAGCCGTTGCTCATCGGTTCATCGACATTGAAACTGAAAAGCAAATTGCTGCCTACGATGACGCTGAAGAGATTTGCTGGTGGGCTGGACTGGCCAAAGCGACCGTAACCAAGTTCATCGGGCACTACGAAAAGGACTTGCAGAAGTACGGCATTGCGAAGTCCGAAGAGCACCATAAGGTAGACCTGACGCTACCTTCTGGCCGTACAATGGTCATTCACGGTTATCTAGACGGCCACGGTCCTGATAACATGATGGAAAACAAGTGTCGTGGTGATTGGGATACCGAATCAATCACAGCAGAGATTGACCGTAACCTTCAACTCAACTATTACATGTTGATGTACAAGGCGACTCACGGTAAGCTGCCGAAGTTTGTTTGGTATCAGCACATTCGCCGTCCGGGGTCATTCGGCTATCGCGGGCCTGTTCGGCGTAAAGCAGAAAGCCGTGACGATTACCGGGAACGCATAGTTGAGCACATGGAAGAGAACAAGGGTTACTATTTCTTCCGTTACCTTGTTCGACCAAATGAAGAAATCATTGACCGATTCCTGAACGAATGTCTAATTCCCATTCTGGAATCGTTTCTGGACTGGTACGAGTACATGACCAACCCCAACAAAAAAGACACAGTGAATCGGTTTCACTGGATCACACCTTACGGTCTCTACAACCCATTTATGGAGGGCACCGCCGAAAAGTTTCGCACATATCGTCTGACCGGTTCCACACTTGGTCTTCGCCCCAGAATCAATCGCTGACGTTCACTTCAACACCCCATATCAGGATCAGTTTCAATGCCACCGACAAGACCCCCAGCCCGTCCTCCGCTGAAGCCAGCACCCGCTGCAAAACCAGCCGTCACTCTGCAGTCGAACAACATCTTCGATGACTTGGTCGAAGACCTGCCCGGCCACGGAAAGTTTCTCATGCTCTACAGCGAAGCTGGTATGGGCAAGACGACATTGGCCGCACAGTTTCCCGATCCGATCTTTATTACAACCGCTGGCGAACAGGGTATCCACCTGTACAAACAGCGTGGTTTGGTCGACAAGAAGATTCCTGTGATCGGTCTGCCTGCTCCAGTCGACAACGAAGAACTTGTAGCCGGTGCTGGAAGTATTGGCTGGAACAAGTGCATGGACGCTTTGCAGCGATTCCACGACGGCGGACACAACAAGAAAACCGTGATCATCGACAGCGTCAGCGGTCTCCAGGACCTGTGCTTCCAACACTCTGCAAGTATGCTGTTCGGCGGTGACATGAACAGCAAGGAATTCACGGACTTTTACCGCGGTTACTCCAAGGCTGCTGAACAGTTTTGGGGACCACAGTTCCTGCGACTCTGCCTTGCAATTGTGAAGCAGGGTTACAATGTCATCCTCATCGCTCACTCGACACCAAAGGAAGTCGAGAACCCAACAGGACCGAACTACACTCGGTATGAACCAGCACTGACAAAACCAATCTGGTCGCTGACAAAGAAGGATCTTCACGGCGTGTTTTTCCTTGGGCAGGAAGTCATCGTCGCTGTCGATACCAAAAAGAAACAAACAAAGGCACAAGCAGAACGCCGATTCATCGGTATGCTTCCGTCAACCTACTACATTGCCAAGACGTGGTGTACCACTGAGGGCACGGCTGAAATCGACTGTGGAGACACCGCAGCCGCAACTTACGAAAAGCTGCAGGAAGTGCTGGCAACATAATCTTCCTCCAGAAACATTCGACGCAACCACAATTTTCCGTTTCCCTTGTTTGGAGTCCATAATGGCTGGTCAACAGGTAACATCTCTCGCGGCATTGATGAAGTCCAATGCCGCACTTCGTGCCGCTGCAACAACTGCAAAGAAAGCGGTCACACAGCGTGACTTCACCGGCCCTGTCGGTGACTACATCTGCATCTTCAAAGGCACCAACATCATCCTGAAAGACGGCAAAACGTTCTTCATCATCAAGATGTCCGTCGACGGCAGCGTTGAAGGACAGGGTGAGTTCAACGGTGCTGCGATGGATATCGTACACGGCCTGTATGACGATGATCGACAGTCCGCTGGTGAAAAGCTTGCACGGCTTTTCCAGGACATTCAGCGGCTCGGTATCGATACTGCCGACGCCACACTGGAGCAGATCGACACATCACTGCAGGCCCTTGTCAATAAGCACGTCACCATGCGTGTTGTGCTGAGTGCAAAGGGCGACCGGCAGTATTTCAACATTCGCGGTCTGGCTCAGGCTGGTCGTGAAGAACAGGACTACTCAACACCACCGGAAGAGGCACCGGCTGCTCCTGCAAATAAGCGTGGTCGCAAGCCAAAGGCTGAACCAGCACCTGCCCCTGTACCGGCTGACGAGGACGACTGGAACGATGCCGAACCAATCACTCAGACTTCGGACGAAGACGACTGGGGCGACGAACTGGCAGAAGACGCCGGTGAATCTCAGGAAGCCGAACAGACGTACAAGCCTTCAGACTGGATCGGGTACAGTGTGTTCTACCAGCCGAAAAATGCTCCCAAACGGCTTGAGTTCAAAGTGATCGACGCCGATGATGAAAGCGGCATGGTCGTGCTTGAACGCGACGGTCGCAAGATCAAAGCGAAGTACGATGACTGCAGCGACACGAACGAATAGCTGAAGTATGTCGGCTAATTGCCGAATGAACTGCGGAGAGTGGGTGGGGTAGCCGCAGAGAGATTACGATGGGACGTAATTCGTCGAATCGAAATAGCCCGCCCAATTGGACCGTTAAGCGTGAATGGTACACGTAGACGTTGACGGTACGTAAAGCACACTATGTATAACGTCTGAGAAATAAACATAAAGCCGTCGCTCAAGCACAATTTCTCACTGCAGGTTCGATTCCTGCCCGGTCCATTTTTGTTATTCCCATCAACATAGAGGAGAGGCTATGGAGTCGTTGGAATACGTGTTTAAGGGCTGCTATTTTTCGACAGCCATGTTTGGTATCGTCAGCGTCATGCTGTTACTGTACTCTTGGACGTTCGGCGAAACACCAGAGGAAAATGCCGCGGTCCTACCTGTACTGAAGCTGTTGGACAACTGCATCAACTTCACTGCGTTTTTTCTGGCTTGCGGTTACGTGATCCACATGGTGTTCCTTTTCAACACAAGGCTATGACTGTGCTGGCATTCGACACTGAAACAACGGGTCTCTACTTACAAAACGGATCAACTACTTTTGCTATTGGAGGATACGATGGTAAGTCCTTTAGATCCGCGGTCGTTTTTGTTGAACCAACCACTCGAATGCGTTTGTCCGAGTTCAACACAGCAGCCCTGCGAGAAGTCTTCGACAAAGAGGACTTCCTCATCGCCCACAACGCAGGATTCGATATCAAAGCCCTCTGCGAAGCCGGAGTGTACAACTGGCAAGATCCAGCAGATGCTGCCTTTTGGCGACGAATTGTAGACACAACCTTTCTCGCCCACCTGTACTGCAGTGTGGATCAGCGGTCACTGGATTTTCTCACCCAGAAACACCTTGGGCGTGGGTATCCAGAAGACGACGAACTGATTGCCACGGTAAAGAAGTGCCGAACGCTTGTCCGTAAGCAGCAGAAAGACTGGATCATCGCTGATGAAAAGTTTCAGGATAGTCATACTCCGTTCCGTCCTTGTGGTTCTGCTACTGATTGGGTCCGTATGGACTTCTGGTTGCCTATGGCTGTTTGTGCAGGCATTCCGGCAAATCTCCGTCCGGATTTACCAGACGACTTGCTTACCCGTGTAATGCTGCGGTATCTCAAAGCCGACTGCATTAACACCTATGACCTGTTCCATTTCTTTATGGGTGAACTCTATGAGCGTCACCGTGACGACATAGACAAGATCCTGGAAATCAACAACCAAGTCCGTCACGTCGTGTGGAAAATGGAGACACTTGGTGTCAACGTTCGCAACGGAGAACTGAACAATGCAATTGCTGCCTGTGAATCTCAGATCAGTACACTGGATAACAACTGCCGGGAACTCTCCGGAATTGACCACATCACTGACGCAAAGCTTCGAGAACTGCTGTTCCAGCAGTGGGGACTCGAACCAATAAAGGCCACCAAGAAGGGTGGTCAATCTGTAGATGCTGAGACGATACTGAAGCTGCATAACGATGCACTTCCAGGATCAAAACCTCATAGGTTCTTGTGCTGCCTGCTCAGCAAGCGTAAGTACGAAAAGAAGTTGGCCTCATTACTCTCATACAGCAACAGCCGTAGCATATCAGGCCACATTCATCCGTCTTTCAACATCGTGGGTACAGCCACGACTCGATTCAGCAGCAATAACCCAAATGCTCAAAACATCAGCAAAGCGGGCAACCCATACGAGGAAGACGCTCCTGATATCGCTGAATGGCTTCAGAAGTCTCCATCAATCAGGTCGGTGTTTGGGCCACCGCCTGGATACTGGTGGATTTCAGCGGATTACAGTCAATTGCAGTTGCGTATCTTTGCTGCACTGACCAACGAACAGGACATGATCGACGCTTTTGAAAGGGGCTGGGATGCACATGATTATGTGGCACGACGGATCTTTGGCGTTCCGGATTCCGACAAGCCAACTAAGGCACAAAGGCGTATTGCAAAAAACGTCAACTTCGGTTTCATCTTTGGTGCCTCTCCGAAGAAGATCGAACAGACAGCCGGGATCAAAGGGCTTTGGTCTACTGTGCTACAACTGTTTCCCAACGCACACGACTTCATTGAAGCAACTAAGTCGACCATATCTCAATCGGGCAGCGTTGAAACAATTGGGGGCTACCGGCTTGAGATAAGGGACATGTTCAACATCTGGTCTGGCAGATACGAAAAGGCTGCTCATGCCGGTGTGAACTACCTTGTGCAGGGTGCTGAGGGAGTCATCGTCAAGCGTGCTATGTTCCTGTGCGAAGAATACTTTCGGACTGAATTCCCGGAGGGTCGCATTGTGCTGCAGGTACACGACGAACTCGTGTTTGAAATGCCAGCCAGATTCCCAAAGCGACACGCCTTTGCTCTGGCTCAATGTATGGTAGACGCTGCAAAGCACTACAATATCACCGCACCAGTTGAACCAGAACTGATTACAACTCGGTGGGACAAGTCGGTTCCAATCCGTCCACTCTCTTCCTCCAGAAATACATGAGGGCACCGTGTCCAGCTATATTCACATGATGGTCGAACTCTTCAAGTTTATCCTGATGATGGTTGTTGTTTTTTCCATCATCTTAGGATGCTGTGCCTTAGCGTGGCACGTGCTGATATGGGTGTACAATAAACTTCGCCCGTATGACTTAGCTGATGACAAGGAAATGCAGCGTGACCTTGAAACGGCCAGTATTTTTCTTGGCCTTGTACTGGCTGGTGTACTAATCGTTCCACCGGTACTTGTTTTTGGACCAAAGTACACAGAAGACCCGGAAACTGTCAAAGCACAAAAAGCATCTGAAGACGCTGCATTTGCAGAAGGTCAATTAGCAGCAGAAAACGGAATACCGTGTGAAGCATGTCCTCACGGATTCAATAAGCAACGCTACAGCATAACAGCAACAGCAGAATACTCAGCCTGGATGAGAGGCTGGACTGCTAAAACAATCGAACTAAAAAAAGGCACGGCACAATGACTGGCAAACCTCGCCCAATACCACCACAAAGCAGACCGGTACAGCAACCAGTCTCTCAATTACCAGCCCGTGAAGTCACACGGGACAAGACTGGCGACGAACTGTACGTCAGGCTGTTCTGTACTGCACTGCAGGGACTGGTTCAACGCTCTGATCTTGAATGGGAAGCACAACATCTTGCAGCTCGTGCTTCAATCTACGCTGATGCTGCTTACAAAGAACTGAAAGGGCTGCGATGACCCAGTGTTACGACTGCCAATTTTATGAAGGCAACATATCTTCGGGTAGCTGTAAGAGGTATGCACCGCAGCCAAAACCCGTTGAGAAAGCTTACAACATTTCGTTTACCGCATGGCCAGCAGTTCGCAGCAATGATTGGTGCGGTGAGTTTAAGCAAAGAGACGTAACAGTCTCAACGACTCCGGAAGCAAAACCATGAGTGACAAAATCGGTCTACTCGACCATCTCGAAATCAGCTACCAAACAAACGCCAGAGACTGCACTACCGACTGTCTGTGGTGCGGCTCTGACAGCAAACTCTCAATCAGCAGAGAGGACGGCAACGTCTTTCAATGCTGGTCATGTAAGGAACGTGGCAATGGTCTGTCTCTGATGAGGAAGTACTACTCTCTTCTCCCAGAACTTACCCTGCAGCAAGCCAAAGAGTTCGTCAGCCTGAAACCCGGTATTGTTCCGGCGACTCTTCGTGATGAAGGCGTTCGCTGGGACAACGGCAATTTCTGGATTCCTGTAAGGAACGCCGAAGGCAACATCATCGCACTGCATAAGTACGATACAACCACCAATATCATCTACAGCAGCCCTAAACCATTCTCGTGTTCGATCCTCGGGCTGCACAGGTTCAAGCCCGACTGCACGGAAGTGTGGGTGGCTGAAGGGCACGCTGACTACTTCGTGCTTCGTCATCAGCTTAACCGTATTCCCAATCCTCCAGAAATGCTGGGGACTTGCGGCAGTGGCTTCAGCGGTTCATACCTGCATCTGTTGAGCGATAAGCACGTTGTGCTACTGTTCGACAATGACGATGCAGGAAGAACCGGTGTGCAGTCTGTTGCACGCCGCATTAAGTCTTCGGGTAGTACCGTACAGTCTCTGAAGTACTTCGACTGGTCTTCCGTGACTGTTCCCCAGCATTCAGAACTCCCATCGGGTTTCGATCTTCGAGACTTGGTCAACGCATTGAGGGCATGATGAAGGTCTTAATTGCTTGTGAGTTCAGCGGTGTAGTACGTGACGCATTCCGCCGTCGTGGACACGATGCGTGGTCGTGTGACATACTTCCCGCCGAACCTTCTCCCTTCCAGAAATATCACAAGCAATGCAGGCTGGAGGAACTGAAGTACAGGCACTGGGATCTTGCAATCTGTCACCCTCCTTGCACTCATCTTTCCGTATCAGGGGCACGATGGTTCAAAGACAAGCAACAGGAGCAACAGGAAGCCATACAGTTCTTCATGCGATGCGTTAAGTTTGGTGCAGACAGGGTATGCGTTGAAAACCCTGTCTGCATCATGTCTCGCCTGTATCGCAAACCAGACCAGATCATACAACCTTGGATGTTTGGTCACGGTGAAACAAAGAAGACCTGCCTGTGGCTGAAGAACCTTCCTTTGCTACAACCAACAAACATCGTTGAAGGACGTGAGCAGCGAATCTGGAAAATGCCGCCGTCTGCAGACCGCGGTAAACTCCGAAGCATAACTTACACGGGCATTGCTGAAGCAATGGCTGATCAATGGGGAAACTTGAAATGAACATCATCGAACTGATCCGTGATCACTTGGTTGAAGTCAAGATGGACGAAGTCGTGTCCATCCAGCCTCAACCCTGTGACTCCTTCCATAAGCTGATGACGATCTACCGTCAGGACATGAGCGTCACTAAGTCTATGGAAGACTGCCTGGCTCTGTGCATGGCTACACACATTGCCGTAGTTCTCGACGGCGACCCAATCTGGATGTACCTCGTGGGTGCTCCATCATCCGGCAAGAGTACAATCTGCGATTTGCTCTCATCGGATGAACTGCATACCCGTGCATTGAGCAAGTTCACAGGGCTTGTCTCAGGCAGCCGACAAGGCACTCACCTGATTCCATTGCTGCAGGGTAAGTGCGTCGTTATCAAAGACGGCACACTGTTGTTGGAATCAACCCCTCAGCAGCTTGCCAATGTCTACGGTGAACTCCGTGACATTTTCGACGGCAGCCTCAATGCTGAGTACCGTAACGGTGTCTCTGCTTCCTTCCAGAACATCTCGTTCGGCATGATCATCGGAATCACGGAACGAATCTACTCGCTGAACATGTCAGCCCTTGGCGAACGCTTCATTCACTGCCGACTGGAAACCAGTCGTGAGGTTGAAATGAAGCGTAACCGCAGTGCCATTCGTGGTATCTTTGAGCGTAGCAGCCGGACCAACTACGAGGGTAATGAAGCGGGCGACTCTCGATCATTTCCTAAACAGCGTGCCTACACCGCTGGGTTCCTCAGCCACATGCACACAGTCATCAGAACTGGCGATTTGCTGAGGCCAGAATACACCGAAGAGGATGAAGCACTGATCCAGGCTTGCGGTGACGTAATTGCCTGCAGCCGTGCTCAAGCACCTCGCAGCAAGGAACATGGCAGCAACGAGCTGTTGTATGATGCTTTGCCCGAAGCATCCACCCGCGTCTGTAAGCAGCTTAGCCGACTGGCCTATTGCCTTTGCTACATCTTCAACGTCAGCCACATTACTCCCGAAATCAGACGGCTGATTGTCAAAGTGACATTGGACACGTCCTACAGTCGCCAGCACCGGATCATCCGCCATGTTGCTCTTTCCCAGAAAGGACTGGGGCGGCAAAGCATTGCGGCATTGTCCGGTATCCCGCTGGAGACTATCAGCCGTCGAATCGATGACCTGCTCAGTCTCAAAATACTGACTGGTGACGACACCAGTACCCGTCCTGTCCGTGGTCGTGCTGTCTCTGTACTCCGGTGCTCTGACTGGGTACAGGAAGCATTCCGAAAGGTTGAAGAATATGCCCCAGAAACATAAACAACGCAACAAAACAAAAGCGAGGTGGTTATGAAAGACTACTGCACAATCGAAATCAAAATCCCCGGATTCTACAAAGAATCCTCAGACTTCACTGCTGATATCCGACGCCGATTCCCAATTGGTACAATCCTGATGCTCAAGAGGGACATTGCGAGAGAACCTTACCAAGTGGACAGGTATCACCACAGCAGCATACGGATTGGACGCAGCAATCCAAGAAACACAACAACCATCGGCATTATCCTCCGCAGGCTGACCGAAGATGAAAAAACCAAAAACCGTGAAGATACCCAGCAAGTCCCCACCTCGGGCAAACGGAAAGCTACCTCAACACCGACGAAAAGGAAGAGGACCACAGAGGCTGCAGATCCTGGCACGTGATGAGTTCACCTGCCTGAAATGTGGACAGCCATATCCGGAATACAATCTGGAAGTGGACCACATCATCCCGCTTCATCAGGGTGGTCCAGACAACGCCAGCAACCTGCAGACCCTGTGCAAAGCCTGCCATGCCGCTAAAACCGCCTCAGAGGCCGCTGGACGCTGCCTGAAGCACTAATACGATACTTTCTTCATCCCAGAAATCCGAACGCGGTATAAGGCAAGCCAGAGGGCTTCCTGACCATGTTCATCATCCCATAGGAGAGAACCTGTGCCAAACCAAGGCTACCCAGAAGATGGTCCTGCATTCCCCGGCAGGGAGATTGTGGAACCTGTCACAAGCAAGTCCCCAGTGCGGTACGTTGTGCATGACTACGGCAACCAGCCCACAGTCCACGTCGACCAGACTACCGCTGACCGTGTTGCAGCAACCCGCAAGATCGAAGTCACCGAAGTGTCACCATCAGTCGCTGACGGTATCCTAAAAAATGCGGCTGGGAGTACCACTGAATTCACACAGCAACCTTCCCGAGAGGCCGCTAAACAAGCTCGTAACTTCACGATTGACACGGGCGGGACAAAATTCGTCATTGGTGCGGGTCTGAGCAGTCTGCAATCCTGGATCACCGAATGGGCTATCGGTAAAGGCTGGCTGGTCCCCGGTCAACCTCGGGAACTGCTCCATCAACTCATGCTGGTAGTCAGCGAACTGTCTGAGGCGTGTGAAGCCCACCGTGAGGGCAACCCGAAGTGTGACCGTCCAAACATGGGCGAGTTCTCCCATGTTGAGGAGGAACTGGCAGACGCTGTGATCCGTATCCTGCAGATTGCAGGGGAGCACAATTTCCGCGTGGTTGAAGCAATCATCGCTAAGATGGAGTTCAATGAGACCCGTCCTGTAAAGCACGGCAAGACTTGCTGATTCTTCTCTCCAGAAGTCTCAAACGAAAAAACCCCTGCAGGGAGTGTACCTTGCAGGGGTTTCTTTATTTGTTACTTGCCGAATTCCTTCCGTCTGCGGTCACGTTCAGCAATGAACTCTTCCGCATACTGGAATGAATCCTTGGCTGAATACGAGCCGTTGTAAATATAAACCTCCCGTGCCAACTTCTCAACTTCCGTCTCAGGCTGCTCAGCACTGCCAACATCCAGGCTTTCCAGCCTTCGACGCTCCACTGCAAGCGAGTGCTGCAGGTTGTGAACTTCCTGCCGAAGATTGTCCCTTTCGGTAATCAGTCTGGTTCTTTCTTGTTCCGCTGCCTGAATGACGACAGAATTGGTTTTCTCTTGTGCTTTAAGTTTCCCCTCCAAAGCGGCAAGCTGCTTCTTCAGACCGTCAACGTGCTCCTGCATTCTTTGCAGTCGATTGTGCAACTCCATGTTTTCTTCCACAAGTTTTTTTATCTGCTGATTGGCCTCAGCCAGTTCATTTTCAAGTTCTTCCTCCGATGTAAGCCCGTCTTCCGTTTCCTCCTCCTCCCACTCACCCGCAGCGTCGTTTGTTATTGGGTTTGTAACGGGTCTACTCACTGGTCTTCTACAGTTGGAGTTAGTGCCGACAACCATGCCGCATACTGTATCACCTTTTTTCACTGTGTGCCAGACCTGAGCACTTGCAACGTAAATCTGATCACCTTCTTCAAGTCGATCACCAGGCCGCAGCTTAACTGAATAACCGCTCATGTATTCTCTCCCAGAAAAACCCCGGCCACTCTCCGGGGTTAAGACCAAAAAATCCGGCTACGGGGAAAAGTGAACCTGTTCGATCGGCAGAACCAGACGAGAATCAACGAACGGTTTCAAGTAGTCCCAGTGCAGGAAACCAGGACGCAGCTCAACAGCCCTGTTCATACCGTTACACCTGACTTCTCTGATCCTTTCCTGTGCTTCTTCCGCAGTCTCACATTCACTCAGACCGCACACGTCACCGTACAGGACTACCCAGCAGTGCTCAGACACACTGGCAGAGTTGAAGCTCATGGAATACACCACAAACTGACCAGCAGAGTCCTGCAGCATGGCAACCATCATGGCTACCATATGCAGCTTTGCTGCCAGCGGTACAGGATCAGCAACGGTACTGAGATTCTCATCAAATGTCTGAATCAAAGAAATCAGCATACCGATAGCCGCTGGATGAACGTACATGATATCCATCGGCTTAACCGTTGCTGGTCCCATGTTCTTCATGCCACCGTCCACGGAACGGTATTCAGTGAAATCTTCTAGGATCAGTTCGGGAACGTGGAACTCACCTCCCGGTTCCCAGTGTTCCCGCCAATGCCGGTCTGGTTCCACAGCTGCCCTGTCCATCGCTTCGGACAAGTCTTTCCACATCGGTGCTCCTTTGACCTGCTGCAGCTTGTCACGGTTCTGCAGCATCTGTCGAATGCTACGCTGTTTGAACTTCGCAATCAGTTCGTCAACACGTGTAATACTCATCGCTTCAACCCTTTCAATTCAATTCCAACTCCGCCGCTGGCCAGACCGTACACCCGGTGAACCATATAGCGGTGTCTACCATTCTCCCAGAAATCCCCTACACGGGGTAGGGGCTGTTCGTTTCCTTCCAGTTCTTCCTTCTCAATCAGAACTACTGTCCGGTGTGTCGGTGTCTCCGGTCGGGACATAAGCGGTGCTCTTTTCAAAAGTGAATTTCACGACAATGGTGGTCGAACCCAACTCCTGCTCAAAAAACCTGTATCCCCTCAAAGACCGCATTCGCTCGTCCTTATTCAGTGGGGCACGCTCCCGAATTGGTGGAGGTGTCACCGTTTCAACGGAAAGCCCTGTCAGCTTGCCGAAATTGAAGTACGTACCTTCGTTCAACATTAGTACCACTTCATCACCGGGTTTGATAATAATAGGAACACTACTCACCGTTGTTCTCCCAGAAAAAATCACCGCAGGGGATTACAGGTCAGCCGGGTTTCTGAACCCCAGAAACACCGGAATACGTGGACGGTCGACGCTGCCCATTTCCTGATACTTGAACTTGACAACGGCACCCAGATAGTAAGCCTGGTCTTCCCATATCTGTTTTCTCAGTCTGTCGTCAAACCCTGTACCAATCTCAAACTCAATACCATCCCAGCGGCCACCGCAGCCCCGTACACGCAGCGTTCCGAGTGTACCGCTGCCTACCATACCCTCTTGCTTGTGTGAACGCTCAGTGAGTCCCAGAGCGTTTACCGTGGCCTGATTCGTGTTGTGCTGGCGTTCCACGTATCCGATGATTTCAGCCTCACCGTCAGCGAACGGTTTCAGCTTGAGTAACCCACCCTCTTTGACCGTACTCCGGCCAAACTTGTACATACCACCGGGATTTCTGAGCATGATTCCCTCAAAGCCCTGACTTAGGTATTTCAAATTGAGGGCTTCGAGTTGGCCCACGTCATTCACGGTAACGTGATGAACGTGACGAACGCGGTACAAGTGTTGCCGCTGACGACACCATTCTTTAACACCACCCAGACGCATTTGATACGATACCGAATCGACCTGATCAAACACCGCGAACAAAAAATCCGGCGTCCCCCGTTTGCTCATGACGGCAGACGACACCGCGTTAAACGGTGTCGCTGCCCACTCATGCAACTCGCCGTGGAAAGATTCACCAGCGTAAGCCCGAGTCAATATCTCACCGTCAAAGTCAGGGAGGTTCATGCTTTCAAGCCTGTTCCGGATATGATCATTAGGAATAGGCTTAAGTGACCGGGTGAGGGCTTTACCCTCACGGATCACACAGCGTATTCCGTCTAGTTTGGGGCTGACCAGTACAGGGAATTTCACGTCATCCAGATTCTTCAATTCAGCGGCGAGCATAGGGCGGAACGTCATCGGAATTGTCCTTGAAAACTTTTGGGAAGAAAATCACCAACGGGTATACCACACAAATCAGATTTGACGGTGACGCAACTGGGGAAGCCCCGGAATAGCTCGCTGCAGGTTGCTGACGACTTCAAAGATCATATCCATCCCGCAGCCCTGCACGTATAACCCGGAGTGTTTGGCCATACGGTAGCCTAACACCACGTGCAGCTTATACGTGATGGAAACCAGTTGGTTATTTGCAATCACGAAGAAGTCAATACTGCGGGCCATTCCGCTACGGGACACGTCACGAATCAGACCGTAGACAACACACTCAGCCGGTGTACCGTTCTCGTGATCAGCCGGACGGCTTGCCGATTGAACCAGTTCGGTGAGGTCACGGACAAGCTGCTGACGGTAGGTCGCTGCCCCAGCCTTAGCCGTCAGTCGTTCCATATCTGTTTTCTCAGCGTACTGCTGAACCAAAATCGAATCTGCAGCAACTTCCACGATTTCACCGGACGGAACGAAGCGAAAGTAGACTGTTTTAGACATAGCACGTTACTCCCAAAAAATCATCAACGGGGTATGCAGGAAACACACGATACTAGCCCCGTGACACGGGACTAGCCTCACACGTTCGCCGCAAACTAACTCAAACGCTCAGCAATATCACCCCAGCACCCAACGCGAAACCGCCCTGACTTTGAACTGAACAGAATAGTCAGTTCGTAACTGTCACCAGTGTTCAGGTACTGCCACCCGTCCTGCCCACAATCGTCCCACCATTCAACGCCGAACGTGCCTAAGTCAGGGAAACGCTTTTCACGTTCCCCCAGAACTTCCGCAGCAGTGTGGGACGGGTGGCAACTGGTATAGCGGCGTTTGTGGGCATAGAGTTCGCGGCACCACTCAACAGCTTTTTCAGATACTTTCCCGTGACTCACCAACTTTCATCAGGACAACACCGCTTGAACTTGCCATAGTTTCTCTCTCTCCCAGAAATCACAAACGGGATACCGTCGAACTGACTAGACGTAGCAGAAAGTACCGCACTCAGACGCAAATACAGTACTCTCACCCTGCCCGATAGCTGCCCGTGCAAGGTCAGTGCCAAACTTACCCCACTGTCCGTCACGAAAACCGGCACCGTGCCCGTTACGGGACAGAAAAAAATCGTGCCCGGCTTGTTTGTATTCAGACTCACCCCACGGTTCTTGCATCATGCAGTCTCTAACTGTTGGGATAGTCAGAAAATCAGCACACTGAGACACAATTGCCAACCACGAACGGTCGGTAAAGTGGCCAGCGTTAAACCGTTTGTTCAGTGGTTCGCCGTCTTCATCGGTTGAAGCCCATAAAGCTGTTTCGATATAGGACTCGACAAACACGTTCAGCAATTCTTCAATACGTGACATTGAATTAACTCCCAGAAAATTTGAACGGGACACCTAATCAGTTTAATCGTGTTTCAGAATCCGAAATTTCACACTCACTGACGACACGATACCAACCCTTATTCGTGACTTCCTGCCAGTCCGTGGCAAGTGGACGGGAACCAAAAGCCGTGTAATACGGGGACGCATACAGCTTACCGCAACGGCTACGGTGAACCACAACACTACCGGTACACTGGTTAGCCGCGATAACGTTTGCAAAGTCCCAGTGGCTGGGAAAACTGACTAAGTCACCGTATTCCCGCCCGTCAAGTTGTGGACCGATAGCAAGTGAGTCAACGCGGTGAAGAGTGTCGTGAATCATACCGTTGTGACAGTAGGTCCAGTCACCAGAATCAGTATCGAAGAAGTGGCAATTGGCAACTGAAGGAAACCCCTGAGTAGCTGCCCGCATATGGACACAAACACGGCTGACTGAGCGTGACAGTATTCGCAACGTTTTTACGAAGTTGCCAAAACCCATTGACTGAAACCGCCATAAAATAGCGGTATCGCCGTCTACCCACTGATCAGGCAACCCAATAGCTGAACAACCGTCATGATTACTGGGGTAGTCTTTTTCAAGCTGATCAATTAATGGGTTAAGCATTGAAACCGGAACGGTGTACATAGTACACATAGCACGTTACTCCCAAAAAAAATCAGGCGGATACTTTCAGGCCACAAAGAAGCGAACCAACGTACCACGTGTAAACAGTACGGTGGCCAACACGTACCACGGTCACGCGATTGTTTGGCTGGTCGACACCGACAACTTCATACCGTGCCCCGGACGAATACACAAACACGCTACCGATTGTGATACGTGTGAGGCATTCTTCGTTACTGCTGACGGGCCAATAAGTAACGCCAAAATCGTCAGTGACAGGCGGTTGAATTGTGACAGGACCGGAGATTACGGACATTGAATCAACTCCCAAAAAATTCGTGTGGGTGGTACGGCGAAAGTGTAGCACACTTATCGACCGTGTCAACTGGAATGCTGAATTTTTTGTTGCATTATTTTTACTCCCAAAAAATCTGCAGGGGTACTAGCTGATCAGCAGCAAGCCCCCACACTGATCAGGCACCGGTTCACGGGCTAAACCCCTGATCAGTTTGCCCTGATTGTGGATAGTCAACAAAACCTGAATTGTAGGGTGGCTGCTGCCCGTACCCTATATGTTTCCGCAGTTTGCGTAGTTTGGGCGGATTGTGCCGAACTTGCACAATTGGCGGGTTTGCGTAGGTTGTAGGGGATAGGCTGAATGCTCCAATTGCGGGGAATAGGGGGAATAGGCTGGACTAGGCTAAATTCGGTATCGGGAACGCTGGTTTCCCAGCGTTTGAGTTATCCACAGGGAATACTGCTAAAATCACATAGGATAGCCTATAACGCGTTCAAATCGTTCCGGCTAGTATAATACCGGCTTTCGTTTCATCGCGTTATAAGCGATTCTGTGCGATTTTGCACCCCTAGAGGAAAACCCTAGGTTTTATTTCAGGACAGGACAGGGCAGGGGGCAGGGGCAGGGAAACGGAAAACCGGATTCCCCGCTACGCCATCCAGTTTGGACAGGGCAGGGAATCCGGTTTGACGTTTCAGCAGATTGTGAGGGGAACCGGTTTCCGGGAATAACGGGGAGGGCAGGGAGAACGCGAAAAACCCTAGCTAGAAACTAGCTAGGGTGGGAAGTGGTTCAGATTGTGGGGGAGAACGCCGCTAGTCTTCAGACTCTTCCAGTTCTTCGGGTTGAACGATATGCGGAGTGATGAAAACCACAGTACATGAACCCCGTGGAACAAGTTCAACCGTATCCCCAAAATCCGAACGTTTGCAGGGAACCCCAGACAAACCTAGTTTAGCCTTTACCCTGCGAACTGCTGAAAGTTCGGTTTCCGCGGAAACCGTTCCACGTTCAACCCAGCAATAATTGGCTTCACCCCCGAACGTATCGGTAAACTCAAACTTCCAAAGCATTACAGCGCCTAACGTAAAAGAGAACCCTGTCCAAAGTCTGGACAGGGCAGAGAAAGAGAATCGGAGAACGCCGCTAGGTTTAGCGGAATTCAATATAACGCCACAAACCAGACTCCTGCACTGGTTCCGGCAGGATACCCAGCAGAGAGACAACGTCAGAGAATCCCAGGCAGCTTTTCCCGGAATACTCCTGAATATCTTCCGCGGAAGCTTCCAGGCTATCGTCGGCGCCGTCTCCAGTACCGAAGCTTGCCCATTGACGATACCCGTCGGCAGAGAGAGACTCAAGGAAAAGACTGTCCGTTTCAGCGTAACAAACCAGCATGATAAACACTCCAAACAAGAGGAAAAACACCAAATAGACTATTCGGCCAGAATGTGGCGACCAGCAGCAATATTTGACAAAGCGGGATTTAGCTGCCTACAAAATGAAGGAAATTCCCCAAAACACCTAACGAACCTACTATCCACCCAAGCAAACCACTCTGAACTAGGGGGGAACTCTCCACCATAACCGATACCGGAACCGATAATGTCCCAAACTGACTTTTCCGGCAAAATTCCCATAATTTCACACTCTTCTAGAGGATTATCTTCCAGCATAGCCGAACGAAATTGTGAGCGGAAAAGCTTTACCGCTGCTGTATCGTTCAAAAATGCTGGGTTGTAGCGTCTCTGCGCAAACCTGAGATAACCCAGCAAAAATGCGGCTGCTGAGATTTTCAAGAATGCTTCGATGTCATCAGCGTCAGCAGCCGATCCCCACAACCGAAATTCTAGCGTTCCCTGGGGATGGGAGTGGACGCAAGAAAATTTAGTGCCAGGGCTTGCGTCAAACCGAAAGTATCTTTCACTACTCCGGAACCTATCCTGAAGACACGAGGGGAAAAATTCCTGCAATTGTGATAGTTCAAACAGTATACAACAATGCAGGGCTGATGTTTCGGGTAGAGAATGGCTCATTCCCGGTACTGAAACGTGAATATGGCAAGAACCGTCATCGGGAATTTCCCACTTTTCAGCCTTATCTAGTAAAGTGTTCACCCTGTCCAGAATATCCCCGAAATCACCAGGGGAATCGGTTTTGTACTCCCTGACAATCCCTGAAGTTCCTTCTTCGCTATGCTCCCACCCGTTAACGTCATCAAATTCTTCAGACTTGTTTTGTTCGATGAATTCATCCAGCACATTTTCATAGTTCCAGGGAGTGTACTTATCGATAAACGTTTCGATAGTCCCGTGAAGATTTTGAGCAAACCACGTGGCGGTTTTCCATTCCATACCAGGCACCACCATAGTTAACCACTGCGGGAAATATTCCTCAAAAGCTTCTTCCCAATCTTCACGGCTTTTCCCGCCGTTATTCAAACCGTCGCACCGACTAAACTCAACTTCGATTCCGTACAAAAGCGAGTTACGCTCTTTTAGAGCCAAGCGGAAAAAATCTGTTGGGGATTCCGGTTTGTATTGGCGGATATCATTAGCCAGATTCTGCAGAATTTCACGGATTTGCTGGGGACAAGAAAATTCAGACATAACAACACCTAAGGAAAGAGCGTAGAAACAAAAAGCCTAACGGGTAAAACTACCCGTTAGGCTGCTGACGGCGAAGAAGAACGCGGAAACCCTGTCCGGAAATCACAATTCTACGATATACCACCCAAACGCCGATAAACTGAATTCCAGACTTCGGCAATTGAATATTCGGGTGAACGGTCCCGATAGCGTAGGCTGGGAACTCATTCCCAGAATCCGTTCGGCGAAACTCCTTCTGAGTTTCCCTCAGATTCCAGTCCACACACACTTCATTCCCAGACTGACCAGAGACTAAGCTAACTTTCACGGGTAGACTCCAAAAGAGCGGGGGAAGAAACACTGGAACGGCATTCTCCCACAATATCGGCAGTCTGTCAAGTGAATTGTGAAACAATTTTCAGGATTCTGGCCAGTGTGGTCGCTGGTCGCTGGTCAGAAAAACCGCCATGCCGATACGGCATCCCCCGAAGGGGATAGGGGGGGTTTTCCCGGCAGGGCGGCTATAGTAC